TCAGGCGCTGTTCTTCATGGCCCTATGGGCAAGACGCAGCTCCGCCACGTTCCGCGATTTGCCGACCGCGCCGCGCGAGTAGCGAGCCGTGGTCTTCGCATCCGTATGGGCTGCGGTCGCGCGGATCGCGTCGAGGTCAGCCCCGGCGTCCTCCGCCTCCGTGATCGCCCCAGCCCGCGCATCCATGTTCCAGATGTGGTCCGGGATCCCGGCGGCCCTAGCAACCTTGCGCCACTCGCGCTGAAAGGCGTCGCCGGCGTAGGGCCGTCCCTGCTGCTCGTCGATGATCAGCGGACCGACGCGACGCTCGGGCAGGACGTGCGCGGCGACCTGCTGCACGTGCGGGCAAAGCGAGAGGTCGTGGGCGATCATCGCCCCCGTCTTCGTGGTGGCTTTCCGCGTTACGCCGTCGAGTACGACGCCGGCCCAGGTCAGGCCGTTCACCCAGCGGCGGCCGTTGAGCACGATGCCGGTCCGCGCCTCGCCCTCCGGGATCGGTTCCCACTCGCCCACCACGTCCTTCTGCCGCATGACAGCATCAAACTGGATCGCGGTTGCGAGTGCCAGGGAGATGCGCTCCATCTCGATCGCCTTCGAGATGAAGGCCTCGACGTGCTCCAGATCGAGGGTGACCCGCCGCCGAGCCGGCTGTGGGAAGCGGATCTCGGCGAGGATGTCGCGCACCCGGGCGCAGCCATTGAGTTCGGCGGCGACGCCGTAGGCGAACAGCTCGCGCAGCTTCTTCATGATGCCCCAGGCGCGCCTGACGCGCTCGTGCTGGCCCGGCGCCTTGGGTTTCTTCGCCGCGTCATACCACCGCCAGAAGTCCGCAAGTTTCAGAGATGGCACTACGCGATCACCGAAGGCCTTCTCGATCAGTGTGAGGACGTGGGCATCCTTCTCGCGAGTGGTGTGCTTGAGCCGGCGGTTGAACGGGCTTTCCGGGTCGGTCTGGTATCGCCGCGATAGGCTGCGGATCGTGCCATCGAACCGGTTCGGATCCCGCAAATGCCCGGATGACCACTCCAGCATCTCGGCCTGCAGCCGGAGGCAGGCCGCTGAGAGAAGCGCCGCGTCCTCGGGCTCATCTAGACGATAGGGGAGGCGGACCGTTTTAGGCTCGTACCCGCGCTTCACAAGATCGGCTCGTGCTGCCCACATGGGCACGTCAGGGCCGCCCTTCCGCGATTTGCGCTTCAATCCTGGTGTCGGAAAATCAGAGGACATCGAGGTTCTCCATGCCGTCGGGCGGAATCGCCTGGACGGTGGAGAGACCGTAGCGCCTCAGGAAGTAGGCCTGCACTGCCGGCCAGGGCCGGCCGCCCATCAGGGGGTCCACCTTCGGCAGACCGTCGCGCTCCAGGATCTTCGCCTTCGCCGACCACTCGGTGGGGGTTTGGCTGAGGCGCCGGGCCACCTCGGCCTCGCACGGGAACAGACCCTGATTGCGAAGAGACATGCGCGCCATGGTCAGGGTCGCTATCCTGCTTTGAGGGCTGGGCGAGCGGTCGGAGCGCGTGAAGTTTCCGGGATCCGCTGGAACGTATCGAGTGTCAAATCGTAGTTCGGGCATACGTGGCGCGCGTGAGCAGCGCCTAACAACTCACACCCGAAAGCTGTACTGTCATGTTGCTCTATGAAGTAACGGACGCCCTTGGCGTGGGCGGTCTCTTTCGCGATGTCATGAGGCCGCTCGACACCTACCTCTCCAACGGCGAGGTGGAGGCAGGCCAGCCGATCGGCCGCGGTGATGCCGATTGCTCCGCAACTGCGCTGCGTGACGGGACCATCCGGCGCAATGCCATTCGGCGCGTGCCGGAGACAGTCTCGGCTCACGTCTGAGAGAGACGACTTCACTGCGCCCTCGCCGATGAAGTGGCGTGTGCGGCCGCTCGCGGAATCATGCAGACAAGACGCTGATCTGACGCAGCTTTTGCCGGCGAGAGTCCCGAAATCATGCCTGTGGAATCACTCCCCTTCATGGCGGCCGCGAGGTGCTGCAGGTACTGACCGCCCGCGCACATCGGCTCGAATTCCTCGCTCTCCCGGGCATAGAACTCGGCAAGGGCGTACAGCCCGGCTCGCGAGGTCGGCATGACGAAGGTGAGCGCCTGGAAGGCCGCCGAACTCGCGTCGGCCGCGGCGTTGGCGCGGCGCATCTGCACCTCGTTGCTCTCGTCGAGGCCTGACAGCGCCGCGGTGTGGGCCGCTTCCGCGGTCTCAGCCGTGGCTATGGCCTGGTGGATCGGGTCCAGGCCGACCACCGCCACCGGCCAGCACGCACAGGCTAGCGCTGTGAGGTCAGCGACGCGGACCTGGGCGGCCCGATAGGTCAGACCGTAGCTTTCAGCGAAGGCGGCCTCTTCCACGAGCCACCACCGCAGGTGCTGCAGAAGGGCTGCTGCGCCGGCCGCCGTGGTGCAGGCCTGCGCAATCAGCACGTCGCCGGCCTCGCGGTAGGCTTCGTCGGCGAGGATGGAGGCATCGCCCTCGGGCGCGACCTGGAAGGCGTCGTAGGCGGCCCGGTGGGCTGTGATCGCCGCGAGGATGGGGTCGGTCTGGGTCATGGCGTTTCACCCGCCTCCCGCGCATCGGCAAGCCGATGGTTTGTCGCCACGATCAGCCGGGAGTAGACCGGCTCGGTCAGCATCTCCCGGGCGGTTTTCATGAAGACCCGGGCGAAGGTCTCGCGCTGCTCGGAGTTCACCACTTCGTGGGCACGGGCGGCCAGAACCTTGGCGCCGGCCAGCTGCACCTCGATGTCCTGTAATTCGGCGACGAGCGCGGCCCGGCGCTCCGCCCATTCCAACCACTCCTTGCGCGGCGCGTAGCGGCCGGTACGCTGGCGGGAGGCATCGGCGGCGGCCATGCGCGACTTCACGTCCGTCAGCTCGCGGGAGATCCGGATCTTCTCCCGGATCAGCGCCTGCTTGCGTTCCTCCGGCGTTTCGGGCCCGGCCGCCTCTTCCTTGAAGACCCCGGGCTTGATCCCCGCCTCGTTGTGCCGGGCGTGAAGCACGGCAGCGAGCGCGCGGGCTTGGGCATTGCGCGAGTTGGTCTTGTGCATCAGCGCGCCTCCCCCACGAACAGATCGGGCTTTAGTTCGGCAGCCCGCGCCCAGACCTCTGTTACGACCTCGTGGCTGAGCAACTGCTGTGCGGCGAGGATGAAGGCTCGCCGCCGGCCGTCCTTGGCAGAGGTGGCGGCGAGGGTGTCGGCAGCGTGCGCCTGATCCCGCTCGGCCCGGCGAAGCGTGCCGATCCGCTCCTGCAGCCGGGGGCGGATCCGGCGCTTGCGCTTGTGCGCGGTGGTGGCGCGCCGGCGCCATTCTGGGTCCGCGCCGCGCAGATCGGCAGCGGAAAGCTGGTCCTCGATCCTGGCAATCTCGCCGTCGAGGACCGCGAGAAGCTGGCGCCCCTCCTCGGCCGTCGCAATGTCGTCGAGGTGGATGACGCGGCCCTCGATCAGCAGGACGTCGATCCCGACGAGGCCGCGGGTGGGCGGGAGGCGACCGATTGCGTTCATGCCCGCGTCTCCGTCAGGAAGTCGGCATCGTCAGGCGCGGCCTTGCCGTCGCGAGCCCAGGCGGGGAGCGATCCAATGCCGGTCCAGGCGGCACGGTCACGGTCGCCGTGATCCGGCTCGTCGCCGAAGCCGATGAACCCCAACGGCAGGGTCTCCCGGGTGGCGCTGAGGATCGCGCGGGCCGCGGCAACATCGGTGTCGCCCTCCACGGAGGTACCCTCAAGCGACATCGCCAGGGCCAGACCGAACACCCGCAGACCGTCCAAGGTCGTCGGGGTTTGCAGAGCGAGGACGCGGGCGACCTCGCGACGCTTCGCACTGTTCACCGCCTGGGCGGCCTTGTGGGCGGAGAGAGAGGGATTCGAACCCCCCTCGATCGGCCGGGAGGCCACGAACCAGGCATAGGCGGTCAGGAGTCGGCGCCGGCAGGCAACGTGCGGGTCGGTGGTCTGAGAGGCGATCACGACAGCACCCCTTCGTGCGAGATGGAGAGCCGGCCAGCGCGGTAATCCTCGACCCAAGCCGGGTTTTCGCCGGCTGGGCCGAACAGCGCCGGCAGCGCGGCGGCGACATCGTCGTAGATCCGGTTCAGCAGCCGCTCGGCACGCTCGATGGCGGCGCTGCGCTGTTCGTCATCGGTGAGCACGCGATCCTCCTCGGCGTAGGCGGCGCCCGAAAGGAAGTCTTGGAACACGAGGTCGACCAGCGTGGTGCCGAGGGTGTCCCGGGCCTCCGCCGGCAGGCTTGCCCACGCGGCTGCCGGATGCAGGGGAGGGAGGGTGACTCTGGTGGGGCCGGCAGCACGAGGCTGCCGGGTCTGGAGGGCGACGGCGTTCGCCATCGGTCAGTGCTTCCCCTGGCAGGCAGCAACCTCGTTCCGGAGGCTGCAAGCCTGGTGGGCAGTGGCGTCCCAGTCTCCCCGGAGGAGCATGCGACGCATCAGTATCTCTCCGCGCTCGTCCGCATCACCGGTATCCACGGGTTTGCGCTTTTGCAGTTCGTCTGCCACGGCGTCCTTAAGCGCCATGCAGCGATCGCCTTCGTCGGTAACCAAGCTCGATCCGGTCTCGCCGAGCTTCGGCCACCAGGCGGCGCTGTAGAAGTGATCTTCTGCCCGCTCATAGACGCCGAACAGGGCGCAGAGCTGCGAGACCGAATAGCTGGACAGGTTGAGGTTTGGTGTCTTTAGGGCGACAACCTCCGGGATTGCAGCATGTGCCACCCGAGGCTCGCCGGTCAGGCTGTCCATCAGGTCGATCATGAGGCGACCGTCCGTCCCGTATTGGTCGCGCGTCCAATCCGCCTTCCAAAGCATGATCGATGCGTCCCAGGCGAAGGCCAGAGCCTTGGCGTGCCGGGCCTCGCGCGATCCTGCCGGTAGCGCCTCGGCGGCAGCCATCAGCGCATCCCGCCGTTCCATCCTCGCGTCGCTGCGGGCATCCGCCTCGGCGCTGAGATCGCTGCGGTCCTCACGATCCCCGACAATCTCCGCCGCCCATTCCCGTTCGAGGACATCGATTAGGGCCGAAGCGTCGGAGGCCTCTGATCGGAGACTCCTTACGGCGGAGCCGGTATCGACCATCGCCGCGAAGGCGTCGAGGATCTGGCTGAGCAGCCAAGCGCTGTCGTCCACGTCGCCGTCAGGATGGGTGCGCCGCTGGACCTGAGCGCGGGCATACTCGACGAGGGCACGGCGTCCGGCCAGGGTCGTGGGGACGGTCTTCCAAACGGCCTTCTGCGCCGTGAGGTCGGCGTCAGAAAGGTAGCCCTCACGGGCGGCCCACCCTGAGGTTTTCCCATAGCGCTCTAGCTCTGCCTCGAAGGCGTCGAATGCTGCGGTTGCCGCCTTGCTGGCGGCGATGGCCGAGAGGGTTGGGTCTGCGGCAGTCTCGGGGTCGGCTGGACGCCCGACGCGCCGCATCTCCTCCGGCTCCCGGGCATGCTCGCCGAAGCGGAGGTTGCGGTAGGCGACCGCCATCGGGTGATCGCGCTCGGTCGCGCTGGCATCGCCGAGGGAATACATCTGCCGCGAGATTACGGCGATGGCGTAGGCGACGCGGTCGGCATCCGAGTGCATCGGGGTGTGGAGCAGCGCTCGGAAGGCCTCCTCCTCGGCCTGCCGCCGTTCGGCCAGGTCCGGCAGACCGTAGGCCTCCGAGCAGAGGGCGTGCCCGTAGGCGAGTTCGTGTGCGTCGAGCAGCGCGGTCAGGGCGTCCGACGGCGTGCCGCCGGCTCCGACGAGTCTCGGCGGGGTGTAGCGCTCCGGCTGGGCCGGAGACGACACCGGCTGATCCTCCGGCGAGAATGAAACGTGAACGCCTTCGGGCATACCGGGAACGTGAAGCATGGCAGCCTCCTGATGGGTCTGGCTGTGTGGGAAGAAGCGGGCGTGATGACCCGCGGGGTGGCCCGTCCGGGTCGGCTCTCAGCCGACGAGGGCGGGAACTGGGAAGAAGAGGATCAGGCTACGGGCGCGTCGGCCGTAGTCGTCTCGCGCAGGGCGGCGACGATGTCGGCCAACCACTTGAGCTGGCGCACCGGCGTGCCGTCAGAATGCTTTTTGCCGGTGTCGAGGAACACGGCGAAGCGCTCGCCCGCGGCGGTCGGGACCCAGTAGGGCCGATCCTTGGCGTCGCGCCGGCCCTCCTGGAAACCGCGGTCCGCCAGCATGTTGTTGACCGCGATTGCCGAGAGGCCACCGATTTCCTTGCCGAGGTCGGTCGGGGTGAGAAGCGGGGCCTGCTGCGGCGCCAGGAGATGGGTCGCGCCCATCAGCGCCAGCGGATCGATGCCGGTGGTGGTGCGCGTCGCGCGGTTGGCCGCCAGAGCCGCCTGGTTGCGGTCGAGACCGATCAGCTCGCCGATGGAGAAGTAGGAGTGGAAGGCGGTGGCGACCCCGGGCGCATCGGACCGCTCGGCCGGCGCGTAGGTACCAGTCCTGCGGATGCTCGGCAGCACGTCGTGGAAGACCCAGCGCTGGAAGCGGGTGATGGTCTGCCGGATCTCGGCCGGAACGGCGTTCGTCGCCCGGCGCTGGATGATGGCCCGGTACAGGCCCGCCTCGCTGATGACGGCGACTTCCTGCTCTCCGCCAGGGGTGGGCACCCGGTGCCCACCCCTCTCGTCGTCATCCAGGGTGCGGGTCAGATCCTTGGCGGCAGCGTAGCCGAGGATGCCGGCGACGTCGCCAGCGATGAACCAGCTCTCGCCGTTGCGGTCGACCAAGCGCAGCGGCTTGGTCTCGAAGTCGAAGGTCGTGAGCGCTCCCATGCCTCAACCCTCCGTTTAGCGAGTGAGGGCGTGGCTGGCGCACCAGAGCGCGGCCACGGCGAGGCTAGGTATGAAGGGGACGAGGTTGGGCAGCACTGGCGACCTCCACTGCCTCGAAGAAGGTGACTACCATGCTGTACGTTTTGCACTGGATAGTCAACACGTTTCGTACAGCCGCAGCGCCTGTCCGAATTCGAAGCCTCGCGTGACCTATTCCGCACGACCGATACTCCAACGGCTTCACTCGCGGCACGCCCGATAGACCCGCAAGCATCGTCTCGTGCGACAAAATTTCATAAAACAATTAAAATCAATGCCTTAGCAGTGGTCCTGCCGAAAATATTTACGCCTGCCAAAATATTTCTCACCTGCAGGTGTTCGCGTTCCCTGCCGAAAGATGTTATGCCTGTAGCGAACGATGGTGCCGTGGTGGCGCCAAGCTTCTACAGGTCATGCTATGCTTGAAGATCTCCCGCTTGCCCCTGAAGCTGAAGAACATATCCAGCCTGTCCTCGACACTCACGCTAAGGTCATTCAGGAAGGATTTTCTCTAAGTAGGCCGCTCAAGTTTCGTTCATACGCAGTTACTAATCTTCGTGGCGGCGTCGGTAAATCCTCTATAGCATTTAATATTGCATACGAACTTTCTCGGCGTTATCGCCTATTGATTGCCGATTTGTGTCCGCAATGCAACCTAACCGAAGTTTTGCGGCGCGACAGAGAAAATAAGGTGACAATCCTCGACGCTCTACGTCCAAGACTTCTCGGTCCTGCGTTTGGTATTGAGCCTGACGAAATAGCGTATAGTGTATCACAGTCATGCGAATCTTTTATGGGCGGCAAGGGGTCATATATTATCCCCGGCGATCCTGAAATGTTTGCATTTCCATCTCAGCTATATCAGCAGCTGCAACTTGCAGCGGCAAACACAGGAAAATCAAAAATAAACTCCGTGCGGGCGCTATTGTTGAGCTTGAAGCAAATACTTGACCATCAATGCGTAAATACCGGAGCGGAGATTGTTCTTATGGACACGAGTCCGTTCTATGCAGGTGGAACACACCTAGCTTGGTGCGCGGCTGACGCTTTAATTGTCCCAATTCGTGTTGATGAACATTCCATCGAGTCCTTCAATTTATTGCTCAATATGCTCGACAATTCAAATAGAGATTTCCAGACGTGGAACGAGCGTGCTGGCGGGCTGCCCACCCCGAAGATTGCTGCAGTAGTAATGACAATGGCTGGTTCCAAGAGTCAGCAAACCGCAACTCCTGACTCGGCATCAAGGATGTATATTGAACGAGCATGTCGACTGGCGGGGAAGTACCCCCATCTATTCGCCGCCGACGATCCTCGTAAATGCTTCGTGGTGACAGATGATTTTGTGTCGGCAGGGCGCGTCAGTGGCGCGAAAAGCATTCCGATTGCTGACCTCAAAGTCGGAAGTTTTCATAAGGTCGAAGGAAAGCGTCTGCAGGTGAACTCATCCGCAGCACGTTATCAGCGCGAATTAAAATATCTAGCAAGCATTCTTTAAGATCTAGCGCCTTCGAACAAGAGCATCCGAAAGCGCTAGATCCTATCAAGTGTTTATTGGTACTGATACGCCGAACGAATTATTTGCAACGCAATAAAGGCAAATTAATCTACTGTAGAATCAATATTTTACGACAAGATACAAGATATCGCTCTTTATGATGCTGGCAGTCGCTATAATCCTTCGACGGGTTCCCAGCCTCCCGGTGGAACGATAAGATAAACTAGATGAAGACTTTTTGGTTGAATCTCAAGAATAGGTGGAATTCCCCTCGTAGCAATCTGGATCGTTTTAGCGCCATCACCCTTGAGAACCGGCAGTACCGTAAATGTGCCATCTTCCTTTTCGATGAGACACAACTTGCCTTCAGCGCTGCTAATAGTCCACGGCAGGGTTCTAAATATTATTAAACTTTTTGCCAGTAATGTCAAATCCGGTACAAATTGCGGCGTATCAATGCCAAAAAAATCACCTGACAGCTCGAAATCTAATTTTGCGCCTACATCGTATGTTTGACGATTCTTTGTTTCTTTTTTGAAATAAATTGAATTATCTTGATTTATATATCCTCTAAGCGGAATCACATTGCTTTGATCGTGTCGGCCAAATCCAAATAATATCCATGATACTGATACGTGAAACGCACGCGCGTACTTCCGCACAATCTCAGCCTTTAGACCGCGCTCTCCGTTTTCATGGCTTCGATACGTGTTCTCATTCCAGCCGAAGGCTCGAGCTGCTTCGGTTGCGGTCGAGTAGCCAGCTGCTTCGCGCACGTGAGCCAAGCGCTTGTTCGGAGTGTCGAGCGTCATGCCGCCCTTCTAACAAAACGCACTGTACGTTTCGCCTTGACCGACCACGCCACAAAACGTACAGATGGCCCATGATGACGGTCGGCGGAATTTTTGAGGCATTTGGCGGCCCCGCTCAGGTAGGGCGTGTCATCGGCGTCCCCACAGAGCATGCGGCTTCTATGCGACGTCGCGGGTCGATCCCTGTCGCCTATTGGCCGAAGCTGTTAACCGAAGCTCGCGTGAGGGGGATCGTTGCTCTCACACCCGAATTCATTGTGAGTGCGCATGCTTTTGAACAACAGAAGCGCCGACGTCACAAGACACTCCGTTTCATCGGTCAAGATGAGGCGGCGCCATGCTGATCGATGATAGTTTCGCCGGGCTGAACAATAGATCTGTCCGCCGCCCGGCGCTCGCATTTCTTAACTGCAGCGTATCGTGGTCAGGCCATGCCTCCCTTCCACGCCCTGGTCTGCTCGGTGAGCTTCGCCACGACTTCGTGCAGCAGCACCATCGCGGCTCGGATCAGATCGACCGTCGGCACGCTGTGGGCCAGCAGCCAGACCGTGATGTCGAATCCTCTGCCCTCTCGCTCGACCCGGAAGGTGATCACGTAGGTCTCCGGGCCGAAGGGGTCGTCGTCCTCGAACTCGACGCGCTGCAGTTCGATCGTGAAGTCCTGATCGGGGTCGGTCTCGCGTCCGGTCATGGCCGGCTCCTTTCATCGGGGCCGGCTGCGGGAATGGAGCGCGCTTCGCTCCCAGGGCGCGTGCCGGCGTCGGCGCTGGCGCGCCCGCTCCTTGTGTTTGCGTCTCGTCTCGGCGGCCCGCGCCGCACCCGGTCCTGCCAGGGTGGTGCGCGGCGTGGCCTCCGTCTCCGTCAACTCATCCTCGGGGCATCTCCTCATCTGGCACCTCCGTCACGACCCGGATCGTGGCGGAGGTGGATTGGGAGATGTCCCAAAAGTCTTGGGAGCAGCGCGTGACCGCGTTCCTGCTTGAGGCGGCCGAGGGCCTGCGCGAGATCGCGCAGCCGGTCGGCAACGACAGCATCAAGGTTCAGATTGGCCGCGCCGCTCGGCGGGCCGGGCTCTCGTACTGGCGGGCCTTCGACCTCTGGTACCGCAAGGCCCGGTCCGTCCAGGCCGCGGAGATCGAGGCGATCCGAGCGGCGCGTGCGGCCCGCACCCGGGAGAGATCAGATGAGTACGCCTCGTTGGCAGCAGACTTCGAAGCGCTGGCGGAACGCATGTCCCGCCTCTCTGCGGGATCGGCTGGGGCGGATGCTGCTGCGCTCCGGGCGGTGGCTGGCCGCACTCGGCGTCTGGCTGATGGAGAGTGACCCGTGACCGCTCCTGCCCCCACCCTCGCCCCTGACGCACCGGATGCCGGGTTCGCTCCGGCCCGGGGCTACCGGGAACGCCTGTTCCGGGCCTGGGTCGACGCCAAGCGGATCGCCGCCGACAGCGACGACCCGGCCGACCACGCCGCGGTCGCCGCGGCCTACACCACCTTCATGCGGGCTCACCTCGTCCGCGACGAGCGCGACCACCTAGCGCTCGAGGACGAGGTCTCTCGCCTGACAGCCGAGAACCTGCGCCTGCGCGCCGCGATCCTCGCCGCAGCGGCGGCGGTCACCATGCCGGAGGCCGCCGAGTGATGGCCGACGAGAGCGCCATCACCATCCTGGTGAGCGACCGGCCGATCTCGGGCCCGCGGCTCGACCAACTCATCCGCTGGTACGACGCCCAGGCCCGATCGGAAGAACAGCTTGCCGACGAACTCGCCGCCGGGGACCTGACTGAGGCGGCCCAGAGGAATCGTGCGCGGGCCCGTGCGCACCGTGACACGATCCTGGCGCTCTCGCTGCTGCAGCCGGCCCCCGAGCCGCCGGTCACCGAGTTCAGGGGCCACCTGACCACCAAGGAGCGGCCGAGGGCACAAGTGCGCGCGCCGCCGTGATCCCACGCGCCTAGGGCGCCACCCCGTCCCATCCACCGAAGCCTGCAACCGACCGCGCCTGCGGTTCTCGGAACGGTCTCGTCATGCCCGAACTCAAGACACAGCTTCGCGCCGACCCGAGCCTCTACGACGCCGCCGACGCGGCACTGCGCGCTCTCCGCCAAGATCTGGTTCGCCGGGCCCAGGCAGCATTCGACTACGAGATGGTGGTCGATTTCGGTGACTGCCTGCTGCGCTATGCCGGCTCCACCATCGCCAAGGCCTCGAGCACGCCGAACGCCGCCGAGCATGTCTACCGCGTGGCTGACGATCTGGTCGCCGCCTCCGTTCAGGGAGGTGAGCAGTGAGCGTCGTCGCCGCCAAATGGGCCAAGCGCCAGCGCGTGCGCACCACCTGCCGGGTCGTGCTGAACGCGCTCGCCGACTACGCGGATAAGGAGGGCCGGTGCTGGCCCTCGCAGGCTACGCTGGCCGCTGAGACCGGCCTCGCGGTTCGCACCATCCGCCTCGTCCTGGCCGAGTTGACCGCCGCCGGCGCCATCGCCCGGACGCACCGCGGCAACGGTATCGGCGGGCGCGCCTCGGACCTGATCGTTCTCAACTTGGCGGTAGAATTCGACCTCGTCACGGTGGCTGCCGATCCCGTGGAAGAGCCCGAGCCGGTCCGCCCCTCGGGCCGTGATTTACCGGCAGATGATGCCGCTAAGTCCGGGGAGAGTTACCGGCATATCAAGGACGGATTAGCGGCATCTGAAGGTAGGGTTAGCGGCACCACGTGCCGGGGAAAGAACCTACCAAGAACTACCATGAACCTTATTCCTAGCCGTGAGAAGAGGTTTCAGGATGTGGAGCAGGTAGGCGCGACCCGCCGCCCCGGACCCCCTTTCGACCCGTTTGGCGACGACGCTTTCGGCCCAAGCTCCCCCCTCGGCTTGGACAGCTCGGCCTGGGACGATCTCGACGTTGCCGCAGGGGGCGACCGATGACCCGGCAGCTTCGCCCCCATCAGGTCGCGATCATCGACCGCCTCCGCGCCTCGCTCCGCAGCGGCCGGCGCCGCCCGATGCTCCAAGCCCCGACCGGCTTCGGCAAGACCGTGGTGGCCGGCGCGATCGTCCGGGGCTCCTTGGCGAAGGGCAAGCGGATCCTGTTCGTTGTTCCTGCTTTGTCCCTCATCGATCAGACCGTCCGGTCGTTTTTCAGCGAGGGAATTCACGACGTGGGGGTGATCCAGGGCAGCCACCCGATGACGGACGCGAGCAAGCCAGTGCAGGTCGCGTCGATCCAGACCCTGCAGCGCCGGGCGATCCCGCCGTTCGACATCGTCGTGGTCGACGAGGCGCATCGCTGGTTCGAGATGCTGGGCGTGTGGATGGGCGATCCGGCTTGGCAGCGCGTGCCCTTCGTCGGTCTCTCGGCGACGCCGTGGACGAAGGGCCTGGGCAAATTCTACGACGACCTGATCCAGGTCACGACCACCAGCGAGTTGATCGAGGCCGGGTACCTCTCGCCGTTCCGGGTCTACGCGCCGTCGCACCCCGATCTTTCCGACGTCCGCACGGTCGCCGGCGATTACCACGAGGGCGACCTCGGCGAGGCGATGAATCAGGCCAGCCTCGTCGCCGACATCGTCCAGACCTGGCTCCGGCGGGGTGAGAACCGCCCGACCTTCATCTTCGCCGTCGACCGGCCGCACGCCAAGCACCTCCAGGCGCAGTTTCAGGCAGCCGGTGTAGCGACGGGCTACATCGACGCCTACACCGGCAGCGAGGAGCGAGAAGCGCTGTTCCGGCAGTTCACCCGCGGCGAGCTGAAGGCGATCGCGAGCGTCGGGTGCCTGACCACCGGCGTGGATCTGGACGTGCGCTGCATCGTGCTGGCGCGGCCGACCAAGTCCGAGATGCTGTTCGTCCAGATCATCGGGCGGGGCCTGCGGACCGCGCCGGGCAAGGCCGACTGCCTGATCCTGGACCACTCCGACACGCACCTGCGGCTCGGTTTCGTGACGGACATCCACCACGACCGGCTCGACGACGGCCGGGAGCGCCAGAAGCGCGACGCCAAGGAGCGTCCGGAGCCTCTGCCGAAGGAATGCTCGTCCTGCAGCTTCCTCAAGCCGCCCAAGGTCCATGCCTGCCCGGCCTGCGGCTTCAAGCCGGAAAAGCGGAGCGAGATCCAGTGCGAGGACGGCGAGCTCGTAGAGGTGAGGCCGTTGAAGGCGAAGGCCAAGACGCTCGAGAAGGCCGACCTGTTCGGGCAGCTCAAGCTAGTGGGGCGGCGCCGCGGGTACTCGACCGGATGGGCGGCGAACCAGTTCCGCGAACTCACCGGCGTCTGGCCCAACCACTACCGTGACGCCCCGGAGGTCGAGCCTACCCCTGAGATCCTGAGCTGGGTGAAATCGCGCGCGATCGCCTTCGCCAAGAAGCGGGAGGTCCACCATGTCCAGGCCGCTGAGTGAGCGCGCGTCCGGCCGGTGGTCCGAACTCCTCCCCCTCCTCGGCGTGGATCGGAAGTACCTCACCGCGAAGCAAGGCCCCTGCCCACTCTGCAGCGGCAAGACCCGCTTCCGTTTCGACGATGTGGAGGGGAGGGGGACCTGGATCTGCAACCATTGTGGCGCGGGTGATGGCCCGACGTTGGCGATACGGGTTCTCGGCATCACGTTCAGGGAGGTAGCCGAGCGCGTCGATGCCCTGATGGGCACGGTCCCGGCCCACCCGGTGCGCGGAAAGCGCTCTGCCGACGATTGCCGCGAGCGCCTGAACCGGCTGTGGCGATCCTCCTCGCCGGTGCAGGCCGGCGACCCCGTTGCGCGCTATCTCGCACGGCGCGTCGGCCTGTCGACCATCCCGGCTTGCCTGCGCACAGTCACACGCCTTCGCTACCAGAACGAGACGCCCTCCTGGCATCCGGCCATGCTCGCCATGGTCACCGGGCCCGACGGCGCGCCGGCCACGATCCATCGCACCTACCTGACCGAGGACGGCAGGAAGGCGCCGGTCGACGATCCGCGCCGGATGATGCCCGGCCCCATCCCGGCCGGCGCCGCCATCCGTCTCTTCGAGCCTGGCCCGGTCCTTGGGATCGCCGAGGGAATCGAGACGGCTTTGGCCGCAGCTTCCCTCTTCGGCATCCCATGCTGGGCTGCAATCAATTCCACCTTGCTCACTAAGTGGGAGCCGCCCTCAAGCGTCGAGGAAATCGTCGTGTTCGGAGATTCTGATGCCGCTTACGCTGGGCAGGCGGCATCCTATGCGCTCGCACACCGACTTTCCCGCGCGTACTCTAGCGTGAGAGTTGAAATTCCCGCTGAAATTGGTAGTGATTGGTGTGACGTTCTAACAGGCGAACTAGCTGCGGCTTGAATTTCCGCGCCATAAATTGGACTAGGAAAACATTCATGAGCGATGATAGCGCCACCCTGCCGGAATACGTTGCCCTCGCCGCTGACATCGTGTCAGCCTACGTGGCGAAGAATAGTGTGCCGGCCGGCGAACTGGGGGCGCTGATCGCCTCGACCCACGCGGCGCTTGTAAAGCTGGCGTCGCCGGCGGCTGCGGAGCCTGTGAAGCTCGAGCCTCCCGTTCCAATCAGGAAGACGGTAACGCCGGACTACCTGATTAGTCTTGAGGACGGCCGTCAGTATAAGTCGCTGAAAAGGCACCTGACGAGCCGTGGTCTCACCCCCGAGGAGTACCGCCAGAAGTGGGGCCTGCCGCGTGACTATCCGATGGTCGCCGCTAATTACGCGGCCACTCGTTCCGAGCTTGCCAAGAGCAACGGTCTCGGACAGGCCAGACGTAAAAAGCGCATCGCGTAACTACATAGATTAAGCCGCGGAAGAACGGGCCTTATCGGCGCCGCTTCCGCCCCGACCTTGACACGTACGCATGGCGCACCGGTCCGCTTGTGACCGGTGTTTCGACGACGGCAAAGCGGGCGGCGCCCAGAACCTGATCGGGGCGTGGGTGCCTCTGCCATAAGGCCCTGGCTCGTTTCAGAGCCGCCACCCGGCCTTTGCCGATGCTGCCTGCCTGTCTCGAGTTGGGAGTGTGTCATGATCAAGAAGCAGCGAGTCATTCTGCTCGGGTCCGGCCTAGCGAGTGAGACGGCCTGATGTCCCGTCGCTCAATCGCTCTTGCCCAGGCTGCTGGTGAAGCGACGGACGCGCCGGTGCTGCCGGCCGCGCCCACTCTGCGCCTTGGTGACCGCTGCCGCTGGCCGCGAGATAGCCGCCGCGAGGCCGCCATGTGCCAAGCCGCCGGCGAGCCCAACCCGGTCCGCTGGCACGCCGCCGTGACTAACCCTGGCTGCGAGATCCAGGTGCGCGACGCCATGGCCCGTAGAGGCGTGGATACGGTGCTGCCGATGCTCCGGTTCTGGCGGGTGCGGAATCGCAAGCGGATCATTGCCGAGCGCCCCCTGATGGCCCGCATCGTGGTGTTCGGGCTCGACCCCTCGTCGCAGCACGTCGCCGGCATCTACGGCCTGGAGCGTATCGTCAGGGGCGCGTCGGACCGCTGGGCGGTGCTGGACCAGGGCGAGGTGCAGGACCTGCGCCTGCGCATCCTGCGGGGCGAGTTCGACGCCACGCTGCGGCAGACGGATCCCCAACTCGAGGTGCCCCCGCTGATCCGGCACCTGGTGAAGATCGGCGCGCTGCCGTACTCGGCGACCTGCACCCACAAGGCCGCCCGGAACTTGGGATTGAAATTCAAGGACGTGGCATGATATCGGAAGAGGTCCGCGCGGTAGGCTGCTCTGCACCTGCCGTGCGTTAGCTTTGGCGTTAATGACCAGCCGGTCAGTAATTCGGCGAACCTGAACGGGAGAGCGGACGAAAGGGCCGCCCCGCGGTGAGGGGGCTCAGTTGAGCCCCACCCCCTGCCAACCCACCGGCACCACCACCACCGTCCCCGCGCCCATCACGCTGTTCAGCTGCTCGGCCATCCGATCGGCCCAGGTCCGGGTGAGGGGCTTGCTCTGCTGCTGGCGGGTCTTGGTGTTGATCAGGATGTGGGTGAGGTTGGTCTTGGTCATCTGTGTCTCTCCTCTGTCTGTGCTTATGTTGTACTTCGCGTTGCTTGCGGAATCAACAGTAAATGCGCAGACAATATGAGATTTGTTGAAGTACAGGCGAGATGACATGGCCGACATCCGCAGCACCTACATCAACGAGCGTCAGGTGCAGTGCTTCATCGATCGGCACGAGCTCGAGCGGGTGGTTCGCGAACACGCCCTCAGGCAGGCCGGGTACGATCCCGAGGCGAAGAACCTGACCGTGAAGGTGAAGTTCGAGGACCAGACCGAAGGCTCGCCCTCCTACAAGGTTGGGACCAAGGTGCGGGTCGAGATCGTCGAGGCGCTGCTGGCCGACAAGGAATGACCGTGCAGACGTCGACCGAAGGCCGAAAGCGCGGCGGTCAACCGAAGCCCGCAGAGCAGCGCAAGCGGAACAGCCTCACTTTCCGGGCGAGGGACGATCTGCGGGCGCGGCTTCAGGAGCGAGCCGATGCAGCGGGGCGATCGCTGAGCGAGCAGATCGAGCACATGCTGGAGACGGCGTTGGTGTCCGAGGGCGTGGCGACCGAGGTGGCGTCTCTCAGAGACGAGGTCAGGGCGCTTGCTGCTCGCCTGCACCCGGCCCGCTCCTGATCGTCAGGGCCCCTGGCGCCTCCGGACCTATACGGGTGGTCGGGGCCCCCAGGTTTTCTAGCGCCAGGACCTCAAAACCCGTGAACGGTGTACGGTGAACGCCCCGAGTGAACGCCCCGCCGCGACGATGACCCAGGCCGAGTTCGCCCGGCACCGCGGCGTCTCGAAGGCAATCGTCACGAAGTGGAAGGGTCAGGGCCTGCTGGCGATGGCCTCGGACGGCCAAGTCGAGGTCGAGGCCACGGAATGGAACCTCGACCAGCGCCCCGCGACCAATCGGGGCGGCACGACACACCGTCCGATCCGCGCCATCCCGCGCGCCGAGCCCGATCCGCGCGAGCGCCCGGCGCCGCGGCCGAGCAAGGCGGATCACAAGGGCGCGATCCCGCAGCCGAGCCGGGCCGAGCCGGACGGCGATGAGGAGCCCCCGGAGTTCGATCCGGAGAACCCGAACCTTTCGCTCGCCGCGGCGGCGCAGCGGAAGGAGAACCACCTCGGCCTGCTCCGCCGGCAGGAGTACCTGACCAAGCAGGGCAAGCTGGTCGACCGCGCAGAGGCCGAGGCCGCCTTCTTCGATGAGGCCCGGGCGATGCGCGACGCCTGGCTCGCCTGGCCGGCCAGGGTCGGCATCGAGATGGCGGACGCGCTGAAGGTCGATGCCCGGACGCTGACCCAGGTCCTCGCCACCTATGTCCAACAGCACCTCGCCGAGCTCGGCGAGCCCAGCGACCCCGATCTCGGCTCCCCCGAGGCCGGCTGACGTCACCAGCCTACGCCGGTCCTGGCGGCGCGGCATGACCCCGCCGCCGAACCTCGACGTGGTGCAGTGGGCGGAGCGGTACCGGAAGCTGAGCAAGGAGAGCTCGAACGGCGGCAAGTTCTTCGTGTCGCGGGTCGAGGTCGCCCGCGGCCCGATGCTCTGGGCGACCGAGCCCGGGGTCAGCAAGATCACGCTGATGGCGTGCACGCAGCTGCTCAAGACGACGCTCATCGAGAACGTCATCGGCCGCTTCGCCCACGTCGATCCCTGCCCGATGCTCGGTGTGTTCCCGAAGGACGATGCGGCCGAGACCTTCTCGAAGGACCGGCTGGCGCCGATGATCCGGGACACCAAGGTGCTGACCGACCTGTTCGGCGAGGCCAAGTCCCGGGATGCCGGCGCGACCCTGTCGCACAAGCAGTTCCCTGGCGGGCACATCACTCTGGTGGGCGCGAACAGCCCGACCAACCTCGCGATGCGGCCGATCCGGCTCCTGGTCTGCGACGAGATCGACAAGTACCCGCTATCCGCAGGCGGGGAGGGGCCGCCGATCGACCTCGCCGAGGAGCGGCAGGCCGAGTTCAAGGCGAACAGCCTGACCGTCGTGGCTTGCTCGCCGACGATCGCCGGGCGCTCGGCCATCGAGGCGAGCTACGAGGAGAGCGACCAGCGCAAGGCCTTCGTCCGCTGCCCACACCCGGGCTGCGGCGCCTGGCAGTCGCTGGAATGGGAGCGGGTCCGGTTCGAGAAGGACGAGGCCGGCAAGATCGATACCCACACGGCGCGGTACGAGTGCGAGGCCTGCGAGCGGCCGTGGACCGAGGCCCAGCGCTTGGTTGCGCTGAAGCGCATCGAGTGGCGGCAGACCCGGTCGTTCACCTGCTGCGGCGAGCCGCAGACGCCGGAACGGTGGGCGCCGCTGGCGCACGGGGTGCGGCGGGCGCTCTGCCGACACTGCAGCGCGCAGGCGGTCCCGAACGACCATGCCGGCGGCGTCGCCTCGAAGCTCTACGCGCCGAAACAGACGATCCGGGAGACGGTGACGAAGTTCGCGAGGGCGCTGCGACGCGGGCCAGAGACGTTGCGGACCTTCTTCAACACCCAGCTCGCCCGGACCTGGAAAGAGGGCGCCGACGCGCCGGACTGGCACGACGTCTACGCCCGGCGGGACACCTACCTGTCGGGCACGGTCTGCCGGGCGGCGCTGATCCTGTTCGCCGGGGTCGACGTCCAGAAGGACCGCCTCGAGGTCGGGGTCTGGGGCTTCGGGCGGAACCGGGAGCGCTGGCTGGTCGAGCACCGGGTGCTGCCCGGGCCGACGAACCGGCCGGAGGTGTGGGCCGACCTCGAGGCCATGTTCGGTGAGACCTGGCAGCACGAGGCCGGCGCCGAGATGGCGGTGCGGGACTGGGGCATCGATTCGAGCGGCTTCACCGCCGAGGTCTACGCCTTCGTCCGCTCGCAGGGCGGGCGCGGCAACGTGCACGCGGTCGACGGCCAGGACAGCTACGCGTCGGCCTTTCTCGGCGTGGGGGCGAAGGACACCACCCCCGCCGGCAAGAAGTTGCGGCGCGGGCTGAAGACGATCCGGGTGGGTGCGTCGTTCGCCAAGCAGGAGCTGATGGGCTGCCTCGCGCTGCAGCGGCCGGCCGAGGGCAACCCCTTCCCGGCCGGCTTCGTCCACCTGCCGCGCGACGTGCCCGAGGATCAGGTCAAGCAGTTGACCGCCGAGGAACTGGTGACGCACGTCACGCGCGGCCGCACCCGGCGCGAGTGGGTACCGATCGGCGGACGGCGCAACGAGGTGCTGGACTGCGCGAACTACGCCCGCGGCCTCGCCGCGATGCGCGGGTGGGACCGGTGGCGGGAACTGCACTGGCGCGACCTCGAGGCGGCGCTGGGCATCGAGCGGATCCGCCCAAGGGCCGAGGAAGCGCCACTGGCACCCGCGGTCGCCGCCGGCACCCTGGCCGCGCGGAACCTGCAACGACGCGCCGTGCGGCGCAGCCGGGTCAACAATCGGTGATGGGGCCGCAGATGTACGAGACCGACGGCCAGCGTCTGCTCAAGATGCGCGCCCAGCGGCTGAAGCTGCGCGCGGCGATGACGAGCGGCGTGCTCACCGTCGAGGGCGCCGACAACACGGGTCGCGTCACCTACCGCACCTATCCCGAGATGCGGCAGGCGCTCCGCGACCTGGATCGGGACATCGCCGATCTGGCGACGGCCATCGGCGAGGGCAGCGGCGTCCGTCGCACTCGGCAGGTCGTGATGACGGGGCGCAGCGGGTGGTGAGCGCAACGCCGCCCGTCCGGTTCCGGGTCAAAGGCACCGGCCAGTACGTCGCGCCGATCGCCATGGATCTCGATGGCGAGCCGGCCGGCACGCTCGAGGCCCCGGCCTACGACGTTGCGGGCGGGCGCGGCCGTCGCTCCCGCGCCTGGCGGGTCGGCAGCTACGGCCCGAACAGCGCGATCACCTACGCGCTCGACGAGTTGCGCCGGAAGAGCCGCGATCAGACCCGACGCAACCCCTACGCCGGCGCCGCCGTCGATCGGCTGGTGAGCAACATCGTCGGCACCGGCATCATGCCGCGCTCCACCGCGGCGCGCTCGACCGAGGGCCTGTCCAAGGCCGAGGCCCGCCGGATCAAGAAGGAGGACGCCGCGTTCCGGGCTGGCCTGCAGGCCCTGTTCCTGGCCTGGACCGACGAGGCCGACAGCATCGGCGCGCACGACTTCTACGGCCTGCAGGCTATCGCGGTGCGCGGCATGGTCGAGGGCGGCGAGAGCTTCACCCGCCTGCGCACCCGGCTGCTCTCGGATGGGCTGTCGGTGCCGTTGCAGCTGCAGGTCCTCGAGGGAGACCACTGCCCGCACCTCAAGACCGAGCCCGGCAGCAACATCCGCCAGGGCATCCGCTACAACGCGATCGGGCGCCGCCAGAGCTACTTCCTCTACCGGGAGCATCCCGGCGACGGCGTCATGGCGCCGGCTGGCCTCGAGCTCGCCGAGGTGCCGGCGACCGACGTGGCGCACCTCTACCGGGCGATGCGCCCCGGGCAGGACCGCGGCGAACCCTGGCTCGCCCGGGCGCTGCGCACGCTCTACGACCTCGACGGCTACCTGGACGCCGAGCTCGTCCGCAAGAAGAACGCAGCGCGCCTCGTCGGCTTCATCAAGCGCGTCATGGACGAGGGAGCGGACAGCCCGGCCGGCTCCGGGCCGCTCGGCACGGACGGCGCCGATGATGATGGCGCCGTGTCGCTGGAGTTCGAGCCCGGCACCCTTCAGGTGTTGGCCGATGGCGAGGAGGTGCAGTTCTCCGACCCGAAGGACGTCGGGCCGAACTTCGACATGTTCGTCCGCGAGGCCAAGCGGCAGATCGCGGCGGCCTGCGGGCTGCTCTACGAGATCCTGAGCGGCGACTACAGCACCCTCGACGATCGCACGCTGCGTGCCGCCCTCAACGATTTTCGCCGCGGCGTCGAGGCGCTGCAGCACCATCAGGTCGTGTTCCAGTTCTGCCGCCCGATCTGGCGCCGGTGGATCGACCTCGCTCTGCTCTCGGGCGCGCTGAAGCTCCCGCCCGGCATGCCCCGCGCCGCGGCCTATGCCGCGAACTGGGTGCCGCAGGCCTGGCCGTACATCCACCCGGTGCAGGACGTCGAGGGCAAGACGAAGGAGATCCAGTCGGGTCTCTCGTCGCGCGCCCGCAAGGTCGCCGAGGGCGGCTTCGACGCCGAGACCATCGACGCCGAGAACCAGGCGGACAACGAGCGGGCCGACGAGATGGGGCTCGCCTACACCAGCGACGGGCGGAAGGCGGTGGACATCGCGCCGGCCGGTGAGGCGCCGCCGCCGGCCGACCCCGTGCCGCAGCCCAAGACCACGCCCAAGCCCACAACCTGACAGGATCCGACATGGCCGTGCTGGTCAACGGGAACGAGATCGTGCTCTCCGGCACGGTCGGCGACCTCTATTGGGACGAGTGCTTCACCGCGTCTGACGTCATCGTGGCCCTGGCACAGGTCGGGCGCGGCGCGGACGTCACGATCCGCCTGAACAGCGGCGGCGGAATCGCCACCGAGGGCGCGGCGATCCACTCCGCGCTCGCCGCGCACACCGGCCGCAAGACGATCGTCGTGGAGGGCATCGCGGCCTCGGCGGCCTCCGTCATCGCGATGGCCGGCGACGAGATCGTCATGGCGCTCGGCGCCCTGATGATGGTGCACGATCCCTCCGGCTTCACCTTCGGCACCGTGTCGGATCACGAGGCCTCGGTGCGCAGCCTGACCGCGCTCGCGACCGCGATGGCCGGCATCTACGCCGACCGCACCGGGCACACTGCCGAGGAAGCCCGCGCGGACATGCGGGCCGAGATCTGGATGACCCCCGAGGAGGCGGTCGAGCGCGGCTATGCGGACCGCGTCCAGGCCAAGGCCGCCAACGACGACGCCGCGCCGGCCGAGCCGACCGCCTTCGACTACCGCCTCTTCACCCATCCGCCGGAGCGCCTTGTCGCCCTGGCCGATCAGCGCGCGTGGACGAACCGTGCCCGTGCGACCGCCGCGGCGCCCGCCGCCCCACCCCGCCAGAAGGAGAAGCTGATGGCGACCGAGAAGGCGGGCAACGAGCCCGCTCCCACCACCAAGCCGGCGCCTCAGCCGACGCCCGCCCCGACCGCCACCGTCGCCCGCTCCGACGCCGCGGAGATCGCCAAGCTATGCGTCGATGGCGGTGTCCCGGCCATGGCATCGACCCTCCTCGCCGAGGGCGTGACGATCGACCAGGCGAAGGCCCGGATCGGCGCCGCCGGCGAGATCAAGAACCTCGTCGCGCTCGCCCGCCGCAAGGATCCGACCCTGCCGGCCGACCTCGACGCCACCATGCTCGCCGAGGGCAAGACCGTGGAGCAGGCCCGGGCCGCGCTCTTCGACAGGCTGGTGGCGGCCGAGGAGAAGACCTCGATCTCGTCCCACCCGCCGGCGCCCCAGGGCAACGCCGGTCTCGCCGCCTCCGCCAGCAGCATGGAGCGCGAGCTCGCCCGTGCCGGCCTGAAGAAGAAGGACGCCTGATCCATGGCCCTCCTCGAGACCGCAATCGTCGCCTCCGACTGGCTGAAGTCGGAGGACGGCTCCTACCGCAGCCGCGACACGGCGATCATCGCCTCGGGCTCCGGCAAGCTCGTCTCCGGCGCCGTCCTCGCCAAGGTCACGGCCACCGGCAAGTACGTGCCGGCCGCGGCCTCCGGCGCCGACGGCTCGCAGACCGCCGTGGCGGTGCTGCTCTTCCCGGTCGACGCGACGAGCGCCGACGCCAAGGCGGTGATCGTGTCCCGGCACGCCGTCGCGAGCCACGCCGGCCTCACCTACGGGGCCACCATCAACGATGCCACGAAGCGCGCGGCGGCGAACGCCCAGCTCGCCGCGGTCGGCATCATCGTCCGCCAGGGGGCCTGATACGCGATGCCCGAGATCCTCGACATCTTCAACCAGGACGCCTTCTCGGCGTCCGCCCTCACCGGCAACATCACGCTGGTGCCGAACGCCTACGGGCGCATCAACGCGCTCGGCCTGTTCCGGCCCGAGCCGATCGCCACCACCACGGTGACGGTGATCCTCGAGAACGGCGTGCTCAACCTGCTGCCGACCCGGCCGCGCGGCGCCCCGGCGACCCTCGGCACCCGTGGCCGGCAGCGGCCGAAGGCGTTCCCCGTGCCGCACATCCCGCACGAGGACAGCGTCCTGGCGACCGACGTCCAGAACATGCTGGCGCTCACGCCGACCGGCATCGCGGGCCTGGAAACCGTGCTGGGCTTCCTGAACCGGAAGCTGATCGTGATGCGCAACAAGCACGCGATCACGCTGGAGAAGCTGCGGATGGATGCGCTGAAGGGCGTGATCCGCGACTACGACGGCTCGGTCATCCTCGACCTGTTCGCCGCCTTCGGCGTGACGCAGCAGGTGGTGGACTTCGCCCTCGGCACCGCCTCCACCGACGTGCTCGGCAAGTGCCAGGACGTCACCGGCTACATGGAGGACAACCTCCTCGGCGAGACCATGACCGGCGTGCACGCGCTCGCGTCGCCCGAGTGGTTCCGCAAATTCACCACGCACGCCAGCGTGAAGGAGGCCTTCAAGTACTACCAGTCGGGGCCGCAGATCCTGCGCGAGGACGTCCGCAAGGGCTTCACCTTCGGCGGGATCACCTTCGAGGAGTACCGCGGCTCGGCCTCCTACGTGCAGGAGGACGGGACCACCAGCGTGCCGGAGCGGTTCATCCCGGCCGGCGACGTGCGGTTCTTCCCGCTCGGCACCACGGACACCTTCACGAACTACTGGGCGCCGCCCGACTTCTGGTCGGCGGTGAACCAGGCGCCGGCGATCGGCGACGCCGAGGTGTTCGTGGCCCCGCTCGAGCCGAAGAAGTTCGGCAAGGGCATGGACATCCACACCGAGTCCAACCCGCTCCCGCTCGTGAAGCGCCCGGCGCTGCTGGTGCGCGGCTTCACCTCGAACTGAGGCGGGGCATGCGGCCCATCCGCATGCTCGTCGCAGACGAGGTCGATCCCTATCCGCCCGGGATCCTGGGCGGCCCTATCGTTCTGACGCCTGCGCAGCAGGCCTTCATCGAGAGGAGACGCGCCATGCGGCTGCGCGAGAAGGGCAAGACCGACGGCGAGCCCGTCACCATGGGCTGGGACGAGGCGCAGGCGGCCCTCGCCGCCGGCACCCACGAGGTCGCCGAGGGCTCGGATACCGGCGGCGGCGATGCTCCGGCGGCCGAGAATGAGGCCGGCGCGGGCGCCGATCAGGGCAAGCAGGTCGGCGACACCACGAAGGCCAAGACCGAGGCCGACAAGGGGCAGCGCGCCGCCCGATGAGCGTCCTATCGATGGCGGTGGACGCCCTCTTCGATGACCCGAACCTCAGCCGCGACGCCGTGTGGCGGGCGAACGGTGCCGGCGATGGCCTGCCCGTCCGCATCCGCCGGCGCTCGCCGGAGGCGGTCATCGGGGTGGGCGACAACCGCTTCGACCTCGACGCCATGCTGATCGATGTCCGCCTGTCCGAGGTGCCCAACCCAGCCAAGGGCGACACCTTCGAGGTGGAGGCGGAGGACGGCGAGCCCGGCGGCCTGTTCGAGGTCATCGGGCTCGCCACGATCGACAGCCACCGCCTGGTGCGCACCTGCGAGGTGGCGGCGATCGCCGAGGACGATCCGGAGGACGAGGAGCCGTGAGGCTCACCGCCCGGGCACCTGACATCCGCAGCGCGCTCACCGGCACCGAGGTGCAGATCGCGCGCTCGGTCACCGCCGGCATGCGCGAGGTCACCGACGGGCTGAAGGATGACCTGCGCGCCGAGGTGCGCGAAGCCGGTCTGGGGCCGCGCCTCGCCAACACCTGGCGCGGCCAGACCTTCCCCAAGGCCGGCGAGAGCGCGGACGCGGCGGCCTACGTCTCGTCGAATGCCCCGAAGCTGATCGACGCCTTCGACCGCGGCGTGACGATCAAGGCCAAGGGCGGCCAGTACCTCGCGATTCCGACGCCCGATGCGGGTGTCCGGCATCTGTCCAAGCGCCGAACGAAGGGATCGACCGACAACACCCTGTCGCCCTCGTCGTGGGAGCGGGAGACCGGCGTGAAGCTGCGCTTCATCCCGACTCGCAGCGGCGGCGTGCTGGTCGCCGATGCCTTTTACCGGCGCCAGGCCGCCCGCTACCAGGGGCGCAAGAGCTTCCGCCCGATCCGCGAGGCCGGCCCCGAGAAGGGGCGCCGGTTCGTCGTGATCTTCGTCCTGGTGCGCCAGGCGAAGCTCCGCAAGCGGCTCGACATCGACACTACGGCGCGGGCCTGGGCCGAGCGCGTGCCCGCCGCCATCGCGGCCAACTGGCAGGCCTGAGCGCCCGCCCATCTTAAGGTGAGCCCATGATCCGCCATCTGGCCGGCCTGCTGGCCGCTGCCCTGTTCTGCGCAACTGGCGCGCTCGCCGAAGCGCCGCCGACGAATGCGCCCGGAATGCCGGTGGGCACCGGTCTGCAGCCGACGGCCGTGTATGATGCCACCGGCAAGCTCGTCGATCCGTCGCCCGGCACCAAGACCACCTCCGGTGCGCTGCAGCCGCCTACGGCCGCCTCGGGAAAGATCGTCGACACCAGCGTCGCGCTGACGGCGAACACGTCGACCACCCTCGTCGCGGCCCGCGGCACGCCCGGCGACCGCATCGCGGCCGAGATCCAGTGTGACGGCACCGCCGTGGTCGGCATCGACATGAAGGGCGGCACGCTGACCAGCGCGACCGCCGCGCCGCGAGTGATCCCGTCGGGTTCCTACCCGCTCTACACGCCGCCGATCGCCACTCAGACCGCGATCACCGCCTACACCGGCACGGCCCAGACCTGCCGCGTGACGGAGTACCTGCGCTGATGCCGCGGCGCGTCTTCTTGGTGCTGTGTGCGCTCGTGCTGGCGAGCGTCCAGGCGCACGCGCAGATGCTCCCGGGCAGGGGCCCCGGGTTCAGGCCCGGGTTCCAGTTTTTCGGCAACGTCGTCTACGACGCCGATTTCACCACCGGCACCTACTCCGCCGGGCCGCCGACGATCACCCGCGCCTCGCCCGGCTACGCGGCGGACAGCGCCGGCGCCTACACCTCGTTCGCTGCCGACACCCTGCGCCGGACGAACGCAGGCGCCACCGTCGAGCCGACAGACACCAGCATCGTCCGCAACAACTCGATGCAGGGCGCGGCCGCTGGTTCGCCCGGTACGTTTCCGTCCTTCTGGACGTCGGGCGTCAACGGGTCTGGTCTGGTGTGGTCGGTCGCTGGCCTCGGCGTGGAAAGCGGCATCGACTACATCGATCTGCGCCTGTCCGGGTCCGCCTCGTCCGCCTCCGAGGCCTTCGTCTTCTTCGAGGTGAACGCCACAACGGGCATCGCAGCTCAGAACCAGCTGTGGACGGAGAGTGCCTTCATCCGTCAGTCGGCCGGTACGCTCACCAACGTGAACGCCCTCCGTTTGCGCCAGAACACGAACACCGGGAGCTTCACGGGCGGGGATTTCCGGGCGAGCCTGGGGGCTTCTTCGATCGGCCTCAACAGGCAGGCGTACAGCCTGACCCTCGCCGACGCGGCGACGAACTACGTCCGGCCCATGATGGTGGTCGGCCACAACGCGGGCGCTGTGGACATCACGTTGCGTGTCGGCTGGCCCCACCTATCGCAAGCCGCTCGCGCCCTCTCCCCCATCCGCACCACCTCTGGCGCCGTAACCCGCCAGGCTGACGTGGTGACGCTTCCGGTGGCCGGCGTCGGCCGCGTAGTCATCACCTACGACGACGGCGGCACGCAGGTGTTCACGGGCATCCCGACCGGCACGCCCTGGACGATCCCCGCCGCCAACCTCAACCGCTCCGCCATCCGCCGCCTCACGGGGTATGCGTCATGATCCTGCACCCGCGCGTCATCCTGATCGCCGGCGTCGCCGCGGCGCTTGGCGCCGTCGCGGCTCGGGCCGGCCTGGATGTGCCGCCGGCGCTCCCGGACATGTCCGGTTATGCCACCACCCAGGCGGTGCAGTCGGCGATCAGCGCCATGCCGGCGCCGGGCACCGCGACCCCGCCCGCGACGGCCCTGGACGGCACGCCGGGCACCTCGACGCTCTACGCCCGCGCCGACCATACCCACGCGGCCCGGGTGCAGCGCACGGTGCTGACCACGCTCGCCGACGGGACGGCCACCTGGACGTTCGCCCGGCCGATCGCCGTGCCTACCGGGCGCCTGCCGCCGATCGCCTACATGGTCGAGGATACCGGCACGCCGGTCGTCGTGCAGATCACCGGCCGGACCATGACGACGGACGGCACGATGGACACCCACACGGCGGTGGCGATCCGCGCGCAGCGGGCCCGTACCCTCCCGGCCGCCCTGACCGTCCTCACGGCCCTCGTCGGCTTCGACATCTTCGGCGGCTCGGCGTCCGGCGTGCGCGTGAACGTCTGGGCTGCGGACCCCACGCAGTAGGACGTCCATGCCGAGCAAGCGAGAACAGGTCTTGCAGGGCGTTTCGGCCCTGCTGAAGGCCGCCCTGCCGAAGGCCTCCCACTTCCGCAACGAGGTGAAGCCCGAGGCCATCCCGGCGAACGGCTTCGTCAACATGGATGACGGCGACCCGGGCGAGCCCGAGGTCACGCTGAATCCCACCACCTGGATCTACGAGCACGCCATCCCGGTCGACGTCGCGGCGCTCAAGAGCCGGACTGTCAGCGCCGAACTGCGCCTGGACGCCATGCTGCAGGCCATCGGCGCGGCCGTGGCGGCGGACCGGACCCTCGGCGGCCTCTGCGACTACCTGATGGTGCAGGCCGCCACCACCGAGCCGCTGACGGCGGAGGGCGCGGCCGTCTCGCGCCTGGCGCTCGTCGAGATCGTCGCCGTCTACGGCACCACCGACCCCCTGAACTGAACCCTGAGGAGAGAACCATGGCTCGCGCGCGCGGAGCGAACGCCATCCTGGCGGCTGCCTTCGAGACCACCTACGGCACTCCGGCAACGACCGGTTTCCGCAAGCTCCCGTTCGTATCGTCGAACCTTGGCGAAGAGCAGGGCCTGATCGCGGACGATCTTCTCGGCTACGGCCGCGAGCCGCTGCCCCCGACCCGCGATGTCATCAATAACGATGGTGACGTGGTCGTGCCGATCGACCTGCGCAACTTCGGCAACTGGCTCAAGCTGTTCATGGGCGCGCCCGTGAGCACGGATGCGAGCGGCACCCGGACGCACGTCTTCACGTCCGGTGCGATCAGCCTGCCCTCGTGCACGGTTGAGGTCGGATTGCCCGAGGTGCCGAGCTACGGCCAGAATTACGGCGTCCGCGGCAACACCATGCGGGTGCAGATGCAGCGCTCCGGCCTGCTCACCGCGACGCTCGGCCTGATCGCGCAGGGGGAGAACAAGCTGGTGGCGTCCGCCGCCGGCACCCTCGCCGAGGCCAGCGTCGAGCGGTTCAGCCCGTTCCAGGGTGCCATCACCCGAGGCGGTCAGCCGCTCGGCTCCGTCGTCTCGGCCGACTTCACCTACACGAACAACCTCGACAAGGTGGAGGTCATCCGCGGCGACGGCCGTATCGAGGACGCGGATCCCGGCATGGTCGGCATGTCCGGCAGCATCGCCGTCCGGTTCCGGGACACCACGCTCCTCGACCAAGCGACGTCGGGCGCGCCGGTGGAGCTCACCTTCGGGTGGGTCACCGATGCCACCCGGTCGCTCGTCTTCAAGGCACATGCCGTCTACCTGCCGCGGGCGAAGACGCCGGTGACCGGCCCGAACGGGGTGCAGGCCACCTTCGCGTGGCAGGCGGCCAAGGACATGACGCTCGGCAAGACCGTCACCGCCACACTCATCAACAACGTCGCGACGTACTGACCGCGGTACGGGCCACGCCGGGGGCGGCAATTCCCTTGCCCTCCAGGCGCGGCCCTCGGTACAACGGCATGCCTCCGCGATCGCGGGGATGGAGAGCACGGAAGGTGTCCGCACCTGCCGTGCGTTAGCTTTGCTCGCCCTGCTGAGCGAAGTTCCCCCGCAGGCCTGCGGGTTGTTGCGAGATCGCTCACCGGCAAGATGAGCGCGCGTCAGCGCACAGTCGTTTCTTTCCCCGCGAGGAATAATGCTCAAGCTTTCTCAGCCCGGCGAGCCGTTCTGGCTCGGCGTCCTTCCGGGCGTCCGGATCCGTTTCCGACCGATCACCGTCGCCTCGATGCTGGTCGCCCGCGAGGTGGTCGGTCACGTGTTCCGAGACGAGGATCAGGACGACATCGGCGCCCGCGCCAATATCGCCCTCGTGCGCGAGCTCGCCCGCCGCGGCATCATGGAGTGGGAGGGCATCGGCGACGCCGACGGGCAGCCGATCCCGGTCACTCGCGAGGCCGTCGATCTCCTGATGGAGAACTGGCCGGCCTACGACGCGATCGACAACCTCTACGTCGCGCCAGCCCTCGCGAGGGACGCGGAAAAAAACGCATCGTCGAGCTCGTCCGGTGGCACTTCGGCGGCGGCGCCGAATATTGCGACGCCTGCGGCGTAGAATGCGAGGCCTGCCCCTACCGCGAGCACGCGCCCGCAACGGATGATGGCCTGACCGCCTGGGCCGTCATCCGTCGCTGCGGCGGTCAGGTCCGGGCCGGTATGGGTGTCCCCTACGGCTTCGACTTCGGCGCCGTGCTGGCGCTGGCCGACGCCATGGGCGCGAGTTCCGCGCTCCTCGCCGACGTCCTGCCGCACGTCGAGCCCGTCATCGTGAAGGCCTACCAGGAGCAGAGCGAGAATGCCGACTAGCGTCGCCATCCGCCTCGGCATCGAGGGTGGGGCCGAGGTCAAGCGCGTCCTCACCGAGACCGGTCAGGACGGCCAGGCCGCGTTCCAGAAGATCGCCGCCGCGAGTGATGCGGCAGGCGCCGCCGTCGACCGGCAGACCGCCAAGTTCCAGCGGCTGGCGGCGGCCGCTCGCGAGGCGGAGACGCAGGCCCGGGCGCAGGCGAACATCAACGCCGTGCTCGGCGTAGGCCAGGGTTCGAGCGGGGCCGCGCGTGACTCGGCCACCGTGTTCGAGCTGCAGGCGCGTGCGGCCGAGGAAGCGGCGCGCCGTGCCGAGGTGCTGTCGCGCGAGGTGGCGACGCTGCAGAGCCGCTTCGATCCGATGGCGGCGGCCGGCGCCCGCTACTCGGCCGCGCTGGCGGACATCGCCCGGGCGGAGGAGATCGGCGCCCTCTCGGCCAGCAAGGCCGCGGCGGCGCGCCTCGCTGCGGTGCGCTCGTTCGAGGACAGCACCCAGCGCCTGGAGCGTGCCGGCCTCGCCCAGAAGGCCAGCGCACAGGCAGCCGTCAACGGCCAGATGATCGTGCCGAACCGGGGCGCGGACGTCGCGGCCTACGGCGACGAGCTCGACCGGCTGCGCGCCAAGTACAGCCCGCTGTTCGCCGCGCAGCGCGAGTACCTGGGGCAGCTTGCCGAGATCCGGCAGGCGGTGCGCACTGGGGCGCTGACCCAGGCCGAGGGCGCCAAGGCGGTGCAGAGCACCAAGGATGCCTTCGCCCGGCAGGTGACCGACCTGCGCGCCAAGGGAGACGGCCGGCTCACCAGCTACCAGGCGCAAGGCCTGTTCTACCAGGGCACCGACATCGTCGCCTCGGCGGCGAGCGGCATGTCCCCGCTCACCATCCTGCTGCAGCAGGGTGGCCAGATCGCGCCCGTGTTCGCCGGCCCCGGCTCGGCCAGCATCAAGGGCGCGCTCGGGCAGGCGAGCGAGGCGGTGACGGGGTTCGTCTCCCGCATCGGCTTCGTGGGCGGCGCCCTTGGCGCGGTGACCACCGCGGCGGTCGCCGGCACGGCCGCCGTGCTCTCCTACCAGAACTCGATGCGGGAGACGGAGCGCGCCCTGGCCGGCGCCGGCCGCGCGTCGGGTGCGAACGCGACGCTGATCAATGCGGCAGCCCAGGCCGCCGCGGCGTCGGGCGAGGTCTCGGTCCGGCAGGCGCGGCAGTTCTCGGCCGAGTATGCCAGCACGGGGCGCGTCGGCGTCGAGATGTATGCCAGCCTCGCCCGCACCGTGCGGGACTACGCGGCCAGCACCAACCAGGACGCGGCCGACGCCAACACCGACCTCGCCAAGGCCTTCGGCAACCCGGACCTGGTCCGCGGTCTCGATTCCCTGAACGAGAAGCTGGGCTTCCTCGACGATCGCACCCGGGAGACGGTCCGGCGGCTGGCCGAGCAGGGCGACCGGCTGGCGGCCCAGCGCGTCGGATTCGACGCCTATGCCGCGGCCCTGACCAAGGCCTCGGAGCTGACCGGCACCTTCGGCGACAAGACCTCGGCGTTCGGCCGCGTGTTCGGCAACGTCTGGGACATGGTCGGCGAGAAGCTCGACAAGGTGGTCACCGGCGGCAACCTGGACGAGCGGATCAAGGATCTCGAGGCGCAGCTCGCACAGACCGAGAGCATGCGTGGTCGGCTCTTCGGCCTGTTCGACTACCGGGTGGATGCGCCGGCCAACGACCTGCGGGCGCAGATCGCGCGGCTGCGCGGGATCCAGAGCGGACAGACGGAGCAGTCGAACAGGTCCCAGACCGCCCAGCGGTCTCGCGAGATCGGCGACATCGTCCGGTCGCTCGACCCCGAGGGCGCGCAACTCGAAAAGCTCCAGGGGCAGGCGGAGCGGCTGCGGCGCTCCCTCTCCGAGCCGGTGCGCTTCGGGCTCGACGGCGGTCAGCTGGGACAGACGATCTCCCAGTTCGAGCGCCTGCAGAACCTCACCCGGAACATGCGCGAGGACATGGAGCGGTTCGGCTCCGTCGCCGCGGCCGATGCCTCCCGGGCGGCGCAGAACGCCAACGCGAATGTCGGGCTGAACCCGGTCGACAAGGCCATCGCGGAGCGCAACCAGCGCCTCGAGGCGGAACTGCGGACCAAGAGCCTCGACAAGCTCCCGACCCGGGACGAGGTCAATCGCGAGTATGCCGAGCGCGCCCGAGCCCCGGGCCTGGACGTTCCCGAACTCGCCTCGCTGCAGGCGGAGCGGGAGGCGCGACTGCGGTCGATCACCGAGCGCGAGACGCTGATCGCGACGGCCAGGATCGAGACCGACACGATGAAGAAGAACGCCGAGGAGGCAGCCAAGCGCACCTCGGCGTCGAGCGATTTCATCTCGGCGATGATCAACGTCGAGAGCCGCGGCAATCCGAACGCCCGCAACCCCAACTCGTCAGCGACCGGCCTGGGCCAGTTCATCGACAAGACGTGGTTGCGGCTCTTCCCGCAGGTTTTCCCGGATCGCGCCGCCGGCATGACGCCCGGGCAGATGCTGTCCCGCCGGACCGACCGGGAGGACAGCATCGCCCTCATCCAGGCGCTCGCGGCCGAAAACCGCCGGGCGCTCGAGCGCGCGGACCTGCCCACCAACAACCGGAACCAGTACCTCGCGTGGTTCCTCGGATCGCCCACAGCGGTCAGGGCGCTTCGGGCCGATCCTGACGCCCCCATCTCCTCGGTGGCGTCGGCCGATGCGATCGCGGCCAACCGCAAGGTGCTCGAGGGCCGCAGCGTCGGGCAGGTGCTCAACTGGGCCGACCGGACCATCAACCAGAACGCGCCCGGTGTCCGCAACACCGAGCGGGACGCCTTTATCCTCCGCTCTCAGGTCACCGCGACCGACCAGACGACCGAGGCGGAGGCCCGCCGCGCCAAGGTGCAGGAGCTTCTCTCGGACGCGATCTCGCGCGGCACCGAGATTGGCCGGCAGTTCACGACCGCCCAGGAGCTGATGGCGGCCAAGAGCGACAAGCTGACGGACACCGCCCGGAATGAGCGCCAGGCGATGCTCGACGTGGCGGACGCCTACGCAAAGGCCTCGGCGAACCTGGAGACCAGCCGCATCGGCAAGGACATCCTGTTCGACCGCGCGCAGCTCGGGCGCACCGCGTCGGAGCAGGCGATTGCCTCACGCCTGCGCGGTACCGGCCTCGGGATGGATTCGGCGGAGGCCGACGGCTTGCGGCTCAACGACAACATGAAGGAGCTGAAAAGTACGGCCAGCGGTGTCTTCTCAGGAATGCTCGGTGATCTCCGTCAGGGCGTGACTTGGATGGGCACGCTTACGAACATGACTGGACGGTTCGCTGACAAACTCCTGCAGACTGCCTCCGACCGCACCATTTCGGCCTTCTTTGACTCCTTCACCAAGGGCGGGACGGGCGGCGGCGGCTTTATCAATACGATCGCCTCCTTCTTCGGCACCGGGAAGTTCGATGTCGGCGGCTACACCGGCCCAGGCGGCCGGTACGACGTCGCCGGCTTCGTCCACCGCGGCGAGGTGGTCTATTCGCAGGACGATGTTGCGCGGCATGGCGGCGTGGCGGCCGTCGAGGCGCTCCGGCGCGGCGGTGGCATGCGCGGCTTCGCCGATGGCGGCATCGTCGGCCGCGGCGCCTTCACCATGCCGAGCCGGGCAATGATGGGGCCGGCCAACGATACGATCCCGAACATCGCCTTCATCAACACTGGCACGCCCCAGGAGCAGAAGGCGCCTCCGCGCTGGGGCACCGACGAGCAGGGGCGCCGCCGCATCGAGATGGTGACCGGCGATGCCTTCGCCGCCGGCGCGGGCACGCCGCAGGGCCGCGAGGCGCTGGCGCAGAGCGGTCGGAGGTGGGAGCGGTGATCGTCTGGCCTGCCGAGCTTCCCCAGCGCGTCCTTGCCGCTGGCTACAACGAGAGCCTGGGCGACGGCCGCCTCCGCACGCGGATGGAAACCGGGCCGATGAAGGTGCGCCGCCGGTATTCCTCCGCCCCGCGCCCCGTCGCGGCGTCCTTCCGCGTCTCGCCCGACGGCAAGGCGCGGATCGAACGGTTCTGGAAAGAGGAGATCGCCGGCGGCAGCTTGCCGTTCTGGCTCCCGGACCAGACGCACGACGGTCTGGTCCTGCTGAACGAGCAGGGCGTGCCGCTGTTCGACGAGCAGGGGCGACTGCTCGCCAACTCAGCCTGGTGGCTGGTCATGGCGGGCGACGCCGTGCCGAACTTCACCCCGCTCCAGCGGGGCATGGCCTACACGGCCGCGTTTCAGCTGGTGATCATGCCCTGATGCCCCGGCTGATCTCCCTCAACGCCCGGAAGGCGGCTCACGCGCAGCAAACGGACCAGATCCCGGTGATGCTGGCGACGATCCGGCATATCGAGCTTCCCGAGCCGGTCTACCTGTCGAGCGACAACACCGAGCGGATCACCGACGAACCGCTCGTCTACGGCACCCGCCACCAGGGGCACACCTACCTGTTCGTGCAGATGGGCGCCGTCTGGCCTGACGATCAGCGCGGCTCGGCGCCGAAGAGCACCCTGGTGTTCGAGAACGTGACGCCGGACATGGCGAAGCCGCTGCGCGCCGTCCTGTCGCCGGCGAGCGTCGATCTCACGATCGTAATGGCCGAGACGCCGGACGTCATCGAGGCCCGCTACCTCAACCTCAAGGGCACGCTGGGCACCTGGGACGCCAGCGCGATCAGCCTCGACGTGGGCCGCGAGACCTTCGCCAACGAACCGTGCCCGTCGAGGCGGGTCACGAAGGCCTGTTTCCCGGGGGTGTTCCGGTGACGCACTGGTCCGCCTCCTACGTGGGGCTGTCCGCCGAGGAGATCGGTACGAGCGACGACCGCGTCTGCTGGGACTTGGCACGCCTCGTCTATCGCACCGTGCTCGGCGTGACCCTTCCGGCCTATGCCCATCTCCGGGCCTGCCCGGACGAGCGGGCGCAAGTCGCGGCTGCGATCGCCGGGGAGACGACGGACTGGCCGTGGTCCGCCGTCGATCCGGCCGCCGCCCGCGACTTCGATGTGGTCGTATTCCGCATCGGCTCGCTCGACGCCCACATGGGCCTGATCTGCGCGCCCGGTCTGATGCTGCACGTCGAAGCCGGCCAAGACAGCACCGTGGTCCCGATCCGGCGCAGCCGGTGGGCTTCCCGCCTCTCCGGCCTCTACCGCCACGCCGAGATGATGGATCGCACCGGTGGCTGACGTCTCGGTCCTCGCGCTCGACAGCCTGTTCGACGCATCCCGGCGCCGCAGCATGGTCCTGCCCCCGGGCTGCACCATCGCGGAGATCGTCGAGTTCGCCTATTCGGGCTTGGCGGACAGCCTGCGGAAGCGCCTGCGCGTCACGATCGACGGGCGGGCCGTGCCGCTGCCGATGTGGGCCGGCACCCGCCCGCGGCCCGGTACGCACCTGCTGATCCAGCCGGTGCCGGCCGGCGACGCGATGCGCAACGTGCTGACGATCGCCGTCACCGTCGGCGCGATCGCGCTCGGGCAGTTCTACGGCCCGCTGCTTGCCGGCTCGCTCCTCGGCCTGCCGGGCGCAGCGTCGGGTTCGCTCGCCTCGCTGCTGTCGGCGGGCATCACCGGCACCACGCTGCTCGCGGGCACGCTGCTCATCAACGCGCTCGTGCCGCCGCGCAGCGACACGAAGGAGAAGCCGACCTACGCGATTCAGGGCTTGCAGAACCAGCTGACCCCGGACGCGCCGGTGCCGCTGATCTTGGGGCGGGTCCGCTTCGCGCCGCCCTACGCCGCCACGCCCTACACCCAGGCCGTGGGTGACGAGCGCTATGTCACGGCCGCGTTCCTCGTCGGCTACGGCCCGCTCGTCATGCGCAACTGGCGCATCGGCGAGACCCCGATCGAGCGGTTCACGGATGTCATCCTTGAGACCCGCCAGGGCTACGCCTCGGACGCGCGCCTGACCCTCTACGCCCAGCAGGTGATCGAAGAGGCGCTGTCGGTCGCGCTCAAGACCAGCGCGGTGCCGACCGGCGGGGCGCAGATCCGCACCACGGCCTCGGATTGCACCGGCTGCGAGATCGACATTACCAGCACCGGCATCTATCAGCTCAACAAGGACGGCGCGTACCAGAATTTCACGGTCAACATCGGCGTCCGTTACTGCAAGTCCGGCACGAACAACTGGCAGCCGGGCCCGGCCATCAGCATCACGTCGAACAAGGCCAAGGCGCTCACTCGCACGATCCCGATCACCTTCCCGGAGCGCGGGCGCTACGACATCGAGCTGACCCGCTCCACGACCGACTGGGACGAGGTCGACCAGTCGAACAAGACGATCCAGCGCCACGGCGCCACGGTGTGGTCGGTGCTGCGGTCGATCCGCCCCGAATACCCGATCGACTTCCCCGAGCCCCTGGCGCTCGCCGCCTGCCGGATCCGGGCGACTGGGCAGCTCAACGGCATGCTCGACGCGCTCAACTGTGATGTCGCGACGCTCTGCCCGGACTGGGACGAGGCGAGCGGCACCTGGATCGTGCGGGAGACCAACAACCCGGCCTCGCTGTTCCGCTACGTGCTCACCGGCCCTGCCATGGCCTACCCGCTGACGCTGGCCGAGGTCGGCGCGCTCGAGGACTGGCACCGGTTCTGCGCCGCCAAAGGGCTGACCTACAACCGGGTGCACGATTACGACGCCACCGTCCTCGACGTTCTCGGCGATGTCGCGGCCGCTGGCCGGGCCACCCCGCACGACACCGGCGAGGTGTGGCAGGTGGTGATTGACCGCGCGCTCACCGTGGTCTCGGCCCACATCAGCCCGCGCAACTCGTGGAGCTACCAGGGCAAGCGCCCCTACACCATATTCCCGGACGCATTCCGGATCTCGTTTCTGGATGAGACCAACGGGTTCGCGAAGGCCGAGCGCCTCGTCCCCTGGCCGGGGCACAGTGGCGACATCCGGGTCACCGAGAAGCTCGACATGCCCGGGGTCACGAACCCCGCCATGGTGTGGCGCGAGGCGCGCAAGCGCCAGTACGAGCTGATCCACCGGCCCGACACTCACACGGTAAACCAGGACTTCGAGGCGCTGACGGTCAGCCGGGGCGACCGGGCGCAGTTCAGCCACGACGTCCTTGACCGGACCATGGTGGCGGCCCGGGTGACGAATGTCCTGACGGTCGCCGGCACCACAATGGTCTACCTCGACGAGTTCGTGTCGATGGAGGCGGGCCAGAGCTACGCCATCCGGTTCCGGCGCGCTGACGGCGCCAGCCTGTTGCGCACCGTCGCCACCGTTCCGGGAGAGGCGAACTGGGTTCGCCTCACGGGCGCGGGGGACATTCCGTCGGGCCCGACCGCGGACGACGCGTCCGGCGAGCTCGCGTTCTTCGGCCCGTCCTCGCGCGAGAGCTTCGCGGTGACCGTGAAGGGCTTCGAGGCGATGGAGGACTTCGCGGCCCGCCTGACCCTGATCGACCACGCCCCGGAGATCGAGGCGCTGGTCGACGCCGAGGTGCCGCCGCCGTGGAGTGGTCGCGCTGGCGGCCCGGCGCAGGAGCAGACCGGCACCCCGCTGGCGCCGATCATCAACAACGTGGTGTCGGGCGTGCTGGCGTCGGATGCCGCGACCCCGACCAACCCGGTGCCGGTGGTCGTGCTGCTGCGGGCGGATCCGCTCGAGACGCTGACCATCGCCTCGTTCGAGGTCCGGCACCGCGAGATCGGCGCGGCCACGTGGATGTCGGCCCCCGGCTCGGCCGCCGCCGGCGCGGTGGTCCTGCCGGGCTACGAGAAGGGTGACGGCATCGAGCTCCAGGCTCGCGCGATCTCGGTGCTCGGCACGCCGGGCAGTTGGACGGCGTCCCTCACGCATCAGGTCGCCGCCACCGACCCGGCCCCGCTGCCGGCGCCGTACTACCTTTCGGCCACATCGCCGAGCGCCGGACAGATCCGCGTGCAGGTCACCGCCGGACCGGCACCGGAGACGGTCGCCACCCAGATCTACATCGGCCCGGCCGGCGCACCGTTCGCCGCCGCGTCGAAGGTCGGCGACCCGGTTGTGAGTGGTCCGAACACGACCCTGCCGCCGCTGTTCTTCTCCGCCCTCGGCAACGGCAATCCGCTGGCGAGCGGCACGACATACCGGGTCTGGGCGACCGCCCTCGACACGCTCGACGGCCCCTCGACCCCGTCGCTCCCCGCCGGCCCGGCGGACGTCACGGTCTCCTGATCTGCGGCCCGCGCGGGCCGCGCTCCTCCCCCGATCCATCCCGACAGGGTGCCGTAGCCGGCGCCCTCTCCAGTGCTGGAAAATCGCATGTCCGCTGGCATCCGGATGAACAACCTGCCGTCGAACCCCATCGCGGAGGTCTTTGGCCTGTCGCCGGATGGCACGGTTTCGCGGCAGGACATCGATCTCTTCATCCAGGCCCTTCTTGCGGCTGCGGGCGCTGGCCCGGCAGGTCTGCCGGCGGAAGTTCTGCGCGCCCAGGCGGCCGAGCGCGCCGCGCGCACGCTGGCGTCACCGAAGAACGTCCTGCGGAACGATCCCTACACAGAGTTCGCCGGTGGTGCGGTCAGCGACGGCCAAGGCGGCATCCGCGTGCCGGCCGGCAGCCGAGGGGCCGGCTCGCAGATCCGCGCGCGGTTCAACCTCTCGGCCGCCGATATCGCGGCAAATGCCGGCCGGCTGATCCGCTTCGTCTCCATCTACCGGGTGACCCCGGGCTTTCTGACCGCCTTCAAGGACACCGGCGGCAACGTCACGCTGTTCAACGTGGCAGACGGCGTCCAGGGCGGCACCACCTCGGCCACGGTCATCCAGGCTGACACCATCATGGTGGAAATGGATGCGGTCCTCGCCGGTACCGAGCTGCTGCCGGCGCAGATCTTCTTCATCGGCGGGGACACGCAGCCGCTCGCGGCCGCCGCGACCGCGCGCCTGATCGGCACGGCCTGGTTCCCGGCCGATGCGACCGGCACCACCGACGTGCTGGCGAAGCTAACCCAGCCGTTCCCCTCGTCCATCGGCGAGCTGATCGCGGTCGCCACGGTGCGCCGGGCGCTCGCCGGCGGTGCGGTACCGGCCTTCGCCGATCGCGGGCTGCTGATCCCGGCCGGGCAGACCGGCGCCAGTTCGCTCCTGATCGCCGGCATCCCGGCCCAGGGCCTCGCCGCCGGCGTGGTGGTGCGCGGTCGGTTCCTGTTCGGGGCGAGCAACGACATCGAACCCGCCACGGTGGTCGCCGGGGCCGGTGCGACCGTTTCAATGGCGACGGGCCCGGATGTGGGTGCCGCCAGCTTCGGCTTCACCAAGCTCGGCGCCGGCGTCTATGAGGGCACGTTCACCTACACGATGGTGGGCGGCGAGACCCGCTTCGAGTTCTTCCTGTCGATCGCAACCGGGAGCGGTGCCCGATCGACGAGCGGCTTCGTGCGTCTGCAGCAGGCGACGCTCGAAATCGTCTCGACGCCGCTCACCACCACCATCAACGGACAGGTCGCCCGCTACATGGAGCAGGCGCGGGCGCGCCTCGCCCTCGTGCCGGGCTACCGCCGAGCCGTATTCGTCGCCGCTGACGGCTCGTCGCCTGACGGGTTCACCCGCATCCGTGATGCGGTCGCTGCCGTTGCCGCCGCCGCCGGCCCGAATGAGCGCAACGTCGTCTACGTGGCACCCGGCATCTATGCCGACGAGTGCGGGCCCGGCGACACGGTCGAGACCTCGCCGGCGATCTCGCCCGCGGACTACGTGGACATCATCGGCCTCGGCCGTCCGGAAGATGTCGTCATCATCTCCCGGTTCCCGGATAATCAGGCCGGGCAGGAGAAGATCCAGCCTTTCCGCATCCTGTGGTCGGGGCGGTTCGCCAACTTTACTGTCATCGCCCGCAACTGTCGCTACGGCCTGCACGTCGAGGCCGGCAACGCCGTGAACCGGGCGGTGCAGATCTTCGAGGATGTGATCGTCATCCACGAGGGCGCGACGGGCTGGGCAAGCCCATCGGCCATCGGTGTCGGCCAGCACCCGGGCAATCGGCAGATTTTCCGGCGGGTGCGCGCCCGCTCGCCCTACAGCGCTCTCAATATCCACAATAACATCGGATGGAGCGATCCAAGTGCCACCCTGATCGAAGATTGCGATCTGCACGGCACAGTCGACGACGCTTGCAGTCTCACTCTTTCCAGCCTCGGGGCAGGGATCTTCTCGCCTGTCCTGCTGCGGAACACCACGCTCTCAGGTCATGTGCGGCTGGACACGAGCTTCTTTCCGGGGGCTCCGCTCTACGCCTACAAGGCCGACCGGTTCGAGTACGCTCTTCGGGTCGAGGGGGGCACCCCGATCGACGTGGTGGGCGTATGCGATGTCTCGGCCCTGACTCTGACCTCGGTAGCGGGCGCCGCGTCGGCCGTTGCCATCTCTGGGCCCGGTGCCGCCGTCCTGTTCGGGCTCTACCCGGACGTGCGCGTGGGCGCCGCTGACTCTCCGGCCAGCGTCCGCAGCTTCCACGGCGTTGACGTGCCGGTGGGCGAGGTTGATCCGGGCGTGACCCTGGCGGCTCGGCTCGGCAATCGCTCAGGCTCCCCGCTATCCCTCGGCGTGGCCTGGGACGGCCAGCAGCCGGTGACCCTGACCCTGACGGGCGATTACCGCGGGATGAGCAACGCAGCGATTGTCTCGGCGCTCAACAGCGCCCTAGCGACCGCTTTGGGCGGAAACGCGGGCGGCCGGGCGTTCAGCCTGTCCAAGCCATACAGCAGCCGCCCGCCGGTCTTCCAGCCCGACCGCGAAGGTCGCGGTCTCAACGTGGGTACGGCTACCATTCTGCATGGCTCACCCCTGGCTTGGTCGGGGCGCAACGCACGCCTGATGACCTCGACGGACGCGACCTCGCTCTTCGCTGGGTTCGCGATCGGCGATGCGGTGCCCGGCCGCCCAATCCGGTTTCAGACCGACGGACGGATCGGCCAGGCGCAACTCCGGTTCGACGGCACGCCCAGCATCCAGCCCAGCGACCGGTTCCAGGTGTCGGCCTCGGTTCCCGGCGCGCTCGTCGAGGGCACCAGCCTGCCACTGCTGGTCGTCCGCTCGACAGAGCCCCACGGCGCCTGCTTCGAGATTATCCAGAGCGTGCTGTTCACGGGCGACACACAGCAGGCGGTTCGGGATGCGTTCGCGAGCATCACCTACCGGGACGTTCCCGGCCTTGCCGACGCCGTGGATAGCAAGGCGGCCGTCGCCTACGTCGATAGCAAGACGGCCAACCTGCTCCCCAAGACCGGCGACGGGGCCGGCGTGGTCGTCACCGTGCCAAACGGAGTGCCGCGCAGCCTCGCTCAGCGGGCGAAGGATACGATCTACTTGGCCGACTACGGCGCTGTGGGCAACGGCGCCACGGACGACACGGTGGCTGTCCAGAAAGCCGCGGTTGCGGGCGACGCTCTTGGCGGGGCGCGTATCGTCGGGGCCCCGGGCGCGCTCTACCTGCTGTCGAGCACGATCGTCAGCAACACCTCAAACGTCTTCGACGGAGGGGTCCGGTCGCAGGTCGTAGGAAACACGAACGGCAGCGACATTCAACCGGGATTCTACTGGATCGGTCCGGCCAACGGGACCATGCTGCTGTGGAAGCCGAAGAACGTCGGCGACTGCATCTGGCAGCCCGGCCTGTTGAACATGATGCTCAACGGTGCCACGGGCGCGGCCTACGCGGCCGTGTTCGACAACACCAAGCAGGCCCGGGTCTCCGGGTCCGTGCGGGCTTGCCGGGTCGCTGGCGTCGAGTTCAACTCGGACAGCGGGACGGGTAGCAACTTCTCGCAGAACAACGAGGTCGAGCACCTGGAGGTCGTCTACGGCGTCTCGGACCTCTGCGCCAACATGCACGGTGTCATCATGCGCGGCAACGCGGCTGGCACGGTCCCTGCGACCCAGAACCGAGTGGGAAAGATCGACGGCCTTCTGAAGAACGGCTGGGGCCTCAAGATACTGCACACCGACAATTGTCAGGTGGGTACCGTCCACATCGCACTAGACGTCAACGGCACCGGTGGTGCTCTTTTACTGGACCATACCCCGAGCGTGTTCCGCTCCGACGCTACGCGCATCGGCTACGTGGCGGGTGGTATCAAGATCCACCCCGCCATCATCGGCACGCACTTCCTCCACCTCATTTCCGAGGCGGGCGGGATCGATGCCGGTGGCGGCCAGTACCACCTCGGGCGCTTGATCGACTACGGTACCGGCGCCGCCTACGGCACCTCGGTGCGCAAGATGGTGAAGCGTCTGCCCCTGACGCTGCGGCCTACCGGCGGCACCGGCACGACGCTCATCGGCAGCCTCTTCGAGGCTATCCTGATGCCGCGGGGCTCCGGTGCAGCGGGCGCGGGAATGCTGGCGCCGGACCAGGAGGGCAGCAACGGCACGCTGACGAGCCTGAGGCTGTACGTGGTCCCGACGGCCAACACCTCAGCTGGCAACCTACGCCTCCGGGTGGCGCTCAACGCCCTGGCGGACGGCGGAAACCTCTCGGTCTCCCCCCTGTTCCAGAACTTCACCGTGGCCCTACCGGCCACCAACGCGGGCATCCGCCGCGTGCTGACGATCCCTCTTTCGGTCCCCTACACCGAAGGGCAGGATCTCAGCCTCGTCGTGTCGCGCGTCTCGGGAGATGCTGCCGACACGGTGGCTCAGGACATTGCCCTGTCGCCGCAGGTCGCCCTCACCCTGCAATCGGCAGGCCCGCAGACCCCTGGCTCTGGCACCTACACTCCGCCGGGCGGGCCGTAGCCATACCCCTGGCAGTCCGGCCGTCCGATGGCAGCCCGCTCGCCGCGTGAGGACATCATGAACAAGCCCTACCTCTACGAGTTCCTGTACCGCGGCCGGCCGGAGGGCGATTCCGAGCCGCCGGCCTGGCACGTCGTCATCGGCCAGATGGTGCAGCTGCCGGGCGCGGCGGCGCCTCAGTTCGTATCGAGCGGGCCGCTGACGCCCGAGCAGGCGGAGGCCGCCGGCCACTCGCTCTCGGCGGTGTTGGACGGCATCAACGCGGCTGCGCTCGCTGGGCGGGATGCTGCGGTGGCTGACGCGGCGGCGGCGCGGCGCGAGCGCGATGATGCGCTAAGGCGCCTCGCCGAGATCACAGCGCCGACGCCGGCGACGGGTGACGACCCGGTCCCGGACGTGCCCGCGGCCTGACCGACACCGCCCCTGACAATCAGGAGGTCCCGATGGCTCGCATCGCGCGTAGCGCCCTTCCACTATACCAGACCCGCGGGCGACCGATCGCCTGGCGCATCCGGATGAGCAATCCGGACGGCTCGGCGCTCGACCTGACCGGCTGCTCCGCGTCCGTAACCCTGCACGCGCGCGGCGTCGACCAACCTCTAAGCGTCGGTCCGCTCGGACCGGATGGCGTGGTGGAGGTATCGGGCGCAAACGCCCTGTCCTCGGCGCTCTCCGCCGGGAACGTGAACGAGCTGCGCCTGGCGCTGACGGACAGCCAGGGCACGCCCACCGATTACGTGTGGCCGGTGATCGGAGAGGATCCATGAGCGACCGCGCCGCCGTCGCAGAGCAGATCATCGCGGTCGCCACCGTCGAGACCGACCGCGGTCCGGTCGCAGCGATCGCCGTCGAGCAGGTAGCGACCGCGACGGCGGTTGCCGAGCAGGGGCCGGCCGGCCCGCTTGGTCCTCCCGGCATCGCGCGGGCCCTCGTCGTCCGCCAGGACGCCCCGTCTGCCTCATGGGTGCTGCCCCACAGCCTGGGACGCCCCCCGCTCGTGCAGATCACCGACAACGCTGGCGAGGTGATCTTCCCCGATGTGATCGCGGGCAGCGCCGTCGTCAGCGTGATTTTTGCGCAACCGGCCACGGGTTCGGCCATCTTATTCTGAGGAAACCACAATGAAGATCCTGAACGGTCTCGATCTTGCCGGCCAGCGGATCACCAGCCTCGGCGATCCGTCTGGCGCCACCGACGCAGCAAGCAAGCAATACGTCGATAACGTCGCCCGCGGCCTGTACTGGAAGCAGCCGGTCCGAGCGGCCTCGACCGGCAACATCAGTGTCTCCTCGCCCGGCACCACGCTCGACGGCGTGACGCTCGCCGCCAACGACCGCATCCTCCTCAAGAACCAGACGACGGGCTCCGAGAACGGTCTCTACGTCTGGACCGGCGGCTCGACCGCGCTAACGCGCACCAACGACGCCGACAGCGGCGCCGAGCTCAACCCGGGGACCGCCGTCACCGTCACCGAGGGCACCACGAACGCCGACAAAGTGTTCATGGTGATCTCGGACGCCGCGGTGACCATCGGAACGACGGCGACCACGTGGGCGCAGTTCGGCGGCGGCCAAACCTATACCGGGTCGAACGGCGTGCAGCTGTCCGGCAGCAACTTCAGCGGCGTCGCGGCTGCCGGCGGCGGCCTGACAGTCGGCGCGAGCGGCTTCTCGATCGACACCAGTGTGGTGACGCGCAAGGTGTCGGGCACCCTCGGGAACGGCACGTTGACCACGATCGCGGTGACGCACAGCCTCGGGACGCAGGACGTGCAGGTCAGCCTGCGCGACGCATCCACCAACGCTTTCGTCTTGACTGACTGGGTGGCGACCGACGTCAACACCGTCACGTTCAGCTTTGCGACCGCCCCCGCGTCGGGCGCCTACCGCTGGACGATCGAGGGCTGACATGCAGGCCCTCGCCGACATAGACGCTCCGCTGATCGAGACGAGTGTCGCGTCCGCGGGGACCTGCGACATCGGCGCGACGAGTACGCGGGGAGTGCTGATCACGGGCACCACCACCGTGACGTCGTTCGGGTCGAGGCGGTTCAGGCAGCGTTTCGTGCGCTTCGGCAGCGCCCTGATCCTGACCCACAACGCCACGTCGCTCATCCTCCCGGGCGCGGCCAATATCACCACCGCGGCCGGCGACACGGCAGTCGCGACCTCCGACGGATCCGGTAACTGGACGGTGCGGGACTACGCCCGCGCCACCGGCAAAGCACTCGCCGGCCCGGCGGCGGCCGACATCACCGACGCCAGTACGTCCGGCCGAGCCGTGCTGACCGGCACGGCGGCCTCAGGCGCGACGGCGCTCGGGCTCGGAACGGGCAACACCCCAACATTTGCAGGGCTCGCGACAACCGGCAGCATCGTCCGCGACGGGCCGGCCGGCACGTCGCGCAACATCCTCTTCACGACTAACGGCGTCGCGCGATGGGAGATCAATGCCGACAACGGTGCGGAGAGCGGCGGCAATGTCGGCACTAATCTCACGTTCAGTCGGTTCGACGATGCGGGAAATTTTCTCGGGACGATCTTCTACTGCCTGCGCTCGGACGCCCGGATGGTCTTCCCGAACGGTATGGAGACCCAGGGCGTCTTTCGCCACGCTTCGTACACGGTCGGCACGCTTCCCGCCGGGACAGCAGGAGGAACGGCTTTCGTCTCAAACGGCCGCAAGCCCGCTGAAGCGGCCGGCGCTGGGACGGGCGTGCTCGCCTGCTACTCGAACGGCGCGTGGCGGCGCCTCTCCGACGAGACCGCTGTGGTGGCGTGAGGGGATGCCGAGCGCCTCCGCGGCCCGAGCCTGACACTCTAACAATCCGGAGATCCTGATGACCGCGAGCACATTCGAGCGGGCGCTGCCGCTCGTCCTGAAGCACGAGGGTGGGTACGTGGACGACCCGGCCGACCCGGGCGGGGCCACCAACCTCGGCGTCACGATCGGCACGTTGAGCCTGTGGCTCGGCCGGCCGGCGACGAAGGCGGAGGTGAAGGCCCTCACCGTCACCACCGTCGCGCCGATCTACCGCCGGAACTACTGGGACGCGGTCCGGGCCGACGAACTGCCGCCCGGGCTTGCCTACGCGCTGTTCGACTTCGCGGTGAACAGCGGGAAGAAGCGGGCGGTGATCGGGCTGCAGCGGGCGCTCGGGATCGCCGACGACGGCGCGCTCGGGCCGCTCACCCTGGCGGCGGTGGCGAAGCACAAGCCGGCCGACCTGATCGACGCCCTGTGCGACGGGCGGCTGGCGTTCCTGCGGCAGCTGTCGACCTGGGCGCGGTTCGGGAAGGGCTGGGGCCGGCGGGTCGAGGATGTGCGCAAGGCGGCGCTCGCCATGGCGGCCGAGACCACGCCCGCGGCGCCGTCGAAGTGCCCGACCTGCGGCAAGGCGATGGCGGCCTGACCACGACCCGAGCCGGGCGGGCCCGCCGCGCGGAACTCCCCTCCTTACGGGGCAACTCCCCTCACAAGGTTACCTCCTATGACCCGCAAGCTCCTGCTCGCGGCGCTGGCGCTCGCCTGCCTCGCCGTCTCTCTTGTCCTACCGCTGGCAGCATTCGCCGCGGAGGTCGCGACCGTCGGCGATACCGCCCTGCCGCTCCCCTGGGGGCAGTGGCTCGGCGATCTCGCGCAGGCGGCCTTCAACGTGTTCCTGATCATCCTGCCGCCGCTCGCCGCCTGGGCGGCGCAGGCGATCCGGCGGCGCTACATCTGGGCCGGCCTCGTCCTGACCCAGACGCGCCTCGAGCAGCTGGCGACGGCGCTCGCCGAGCATGGTCTGAGCGCGGTCAAGGGGGCCGTGAAGGGTAAGCAGCTGAACGTCGAGCTCGGCTCGCGCGTCGTGGCCGCTGGCCTCGGCCGCGGAGCCGAGGCGGTGCCGCGGATCGTCTGGGAGCAGGCCGGCGGGGCCGAGGGTGTCGCGAAGTTGATCCTCCGCAAGCTGGATCTCGACGAGGACGCGGACGAGCGGGGTGTGCTGGGCCCGGCGCTGGCCTCGTTCGAGGCGTCGGGCGCGCCGCGATCGGCGCCGCGTTAAGGGTCGGCCGCCATGCTGTTCCCGGCCGGCCCGAGCACGCCCGCCCACCCGGCGGGCGCCTACAGCTTCAACCGCCTGTTCGAATGGGCCATGGCGGTCATGATGCTGCTGATCGCCGTGACGCTCGCGATGCCGGGCGACACCATGGAGCGCGCCTCGCTGAAGCCTCTTGCGGAGCACGGATTCAGCGAGGGCAACATGGCCTTCTTCTTCGGGGCGGTGGGCGTGCTGCGCGTCACCGCCCTCTGGCTGAACGGCCACATCAACAACGGGGTGACGCGGCCGAACGGCGCCAACATCCGGGCGGTGTGCTCCGGGCTCGGCGCCCTGGTGATGGCGCAGCTGACCCTCGCCCTGGTGGTCGACGCCTTCACCGCTGAGGCGCCGTCCTTCGTCATCCCGGTCTTCGGCACCCTGACCCTGTTCGAGGCCATCTCCTGCTACGTGGCGCGCCTCGACGCAGTCGATCGTCGCTCGCGACTCGGCAAGGCCCTCGCTGCGCTGGAGCGCGTGAAGTAGCATGGAGCACCTGATCGCACTGCTGCCCCTGCTCTCGTCGATGCCGGCGCTGCAGGTCTTCGTCGGCGGCGCCGTCGCCGTGACGTGCGTCGCCATGGTATTGAGGGCGAACAAGGACAAGCACGAGGTGCCACCCCCGGCGCCTGGTACGGTGGGTGACGCCATGGTGCATCTGCAAGGGCCTGCCGAGGTGCTGACCATTCTGCGGGATCTGCGCGAGATCGGCCGGCAGCAGGTCGAGCACCTGGCGCGGATCGCGGAATGCGTCCGGGTCACGCGGGAAGAGGCGAGGGCCCAGACCGATCTCTTGCGCAACATCGACCGGGAGCAGGTCATCCATAACCGGACCGTTGACCGGCACGAGTAGCTCACCGGAACCTGCCCCACCGCTGGCCCGTTAGCCGGCGGATCTTCATGTGGACCCGAGACCCGCCTTCAGCCCCGCCGGCAGCCGCCGAGCGGGGCTTTTTCGTTCATCGGCCCGCCCGCGTCTGATCCCCGTTCAATCGGTAGATCCGTTGCACCTTGAAAAGCGTCGTGCCATGAAAAGCTTGTGAGAAGAGTGTTCCCCGCAGGCGCGGGGATGAACCGGGCATCGAGCAGGCCTCGCCGGAGGCGATCGCGTGTTCCCCGCAGGCGCGGGGATGAACCGACAAAAGAGTACTGGAAAGCCCCCGGTGAGGGGTGTTCCCCGCAGGCGCGGGGATGAACCGTCGAGCCGCCTTCCGGCGTCTCGCCGCTACGCGTGTTCCCCGCAGGCGCGGGGATGAACCGTACGTCAACGATCTGAAGCGCGAGGCGGCCGAGTGTTCCCCGCAGGCGCGGGGATGAACCGTTGGTCGGGTGTGGACGTTCGACATCCAGGCGGTGTTCCCCGCAGGCGCGGGGATGAACCGTGGGCGATCCCGGACCTCGCGCGCTCGGCGGCGTGTTCCCCGCAGGCGCGGGGATGAAAATCAGAAGCCCGCCCGGGTCACCCCGCGGCGGGCTTTTCTATGAACGAGCTCGGTCTCGCGCGATCGGGCCACGTACCCTCTCGCGCGCGATCCCGATCAGGCAGCGGAGCGAGCGGTCTCAAGAGAGGGGACTGCGCCGGTTGCCTCGTCGGCGTGACCGGTCCCGGCGCTCGGCGCGTTCCAGCGCAGAAGATCCCGCTTCGCGACCTCGACCAGGAGCGTGACCTCCCCCTCGTCCCCTTCCTCATCTCCTTCCTCGTCTCCTTGCCACAGGCTCCGGGGCAGCAGCGCATCCCCATCGGTCCAGCGGTGCAGGCCGCCCGAGGCAAGCGGCTCGACCGGGTAGAAGCCCCGGCCCAGGCGCGCGTCGTCGAGGCCGATCTCACGCCGGACGCCTCGCCCGCCGCACAGCGCCAGCCGCTTGAGATCGACGCCCAGCCGGCGCCCGTCCCGGCTGTCGCTCACCCCCGACGGCGTGCTCGCGAGGGAGCGCAGTCGCACGTCGCCGCAACCTGCCGGCAACCGGAACCGTGCCGTCGCACCGTCCAGGATCGGGTGGATGACCTGGTCGCCGATCCCGACATGGAGCTCGGCGATCGTGTTCTGCTCGAGCGTCCAACCGTTCTCGAGTGCTTTGGCGCGAAGGCGGGCACGGATCTCGTCAACGAGCGGACCCTTGCCGACGAAGGGCCGGCAGAAATCGGCGTGGGTGCGGGAGGCCGCGTCCGCATCGGGGTGAGCCGCGAGGTCGACGACCGACCCTTGCGCGAAAAAGCGGCGGTTGCCCATGTCGAGGTAGCTCTCGGCGGGCAGGCCGTTGGCGACGAGCACGTCGTGGCTGTCGAGTTCGACGTGCCAGTAGGTGACGGTGTCGACCGCGACCTGGGTGATTGCGGCGCCGTTGACGAGGGCGGAGGCGGGGATGAGCACCTCGCCGTCCACGTCCAGGCAGATGGCGTGCCCAGGGGAAACCCAGAGATCCTGAGCGGGCTTGTCCGGGCCGAGCGCGTCCTTGCCGATGCGGACGGGCAGAACGGCGAGCGGATGGGGATGGTTGCGGCAGTTGAGAGTGCGGTGGCCGATCCAGCGGATCGCGCGCTGCTCGCCGGACGAAGTCACGGCGAGGTCGCCGACCTGGAGATGCTCAACTGCGACGTCGGTCTCGATATTGGAGCGCACTATGCGGATCACTGTTCCAGTGCAATAACAAGGTGTATAGCTATCATATTGAGGTGTAAATTCCTTATTATAACCGAGAGCTGTATTTGATGCGTAAAAGTAGTTACCATTAAGTTGTACCAATATTCCGTCCTGATAATGACCGATATACTTCCAAGTAATGTTACGAGATGGTTCGTATAAATTTTCGCCTGGCGTGAATATACCGTCTGTGTTGTTGTCTTTAAAAAAAGAATTCCTCTCTTGAACTGTAGCGCCTTGTGTCTCGAATATATTCGGCCGATAAGTATTACAGCCTTGGATATATTTAAAATTGTAATTAGTCACCGTCTCAACTCCAGCTAAAGTTGTTTATCTTTGACTTGTTTGCTAATCGAATGATTCGCTTGCATTTAAATGCAAGAGCGCCACATACATTTAGCAAAACATCGCGTTGTCTGCGCGTTACGCATCCTTTGACGTCATGTCGGACGCGCACTGACCCGCTCCGATCCTCTGCAACTACTGATCGCCTACCCGCACATGCCTCAGCGCGTGGATACAATCCATGCTGTGTTGGGCGTGTCTAGGTTGTTCAGGCCACAGGCCTTAGCAGATCGCTCATCCTGGACGTGATGCAAACTATTTGGGACGCATTGCTAAGTCCGACGCTGGCGGCTCAGCCGATCCAGCCTAGATGGGAGCGGCGCGTTGTAGCCCCCTCGTTGTGATGACAACTCATGTACATCGAGCTTCGTTGCGACTGGCCCCACCCCCTTCGGCCACGGCACGTCTTGGCCGACGACGGTCCTCACCCGCCGCTCACCTGCTCTGCAAAATCCTCCGGCACCTCACCGAACTGGCCGAGGATCGCGAAGCTCTCCAGCTCGCCCGTCTCGTCGTCCGCCACGATGCGCAGGGCCGCCGCGCCAGGCATCCGGCCAGAAATCGCCTCCGCCCGCTTGAGCGCTCCACTCTCCGTCGGCGCCACGTCCCGATTGCCCGGCCGCAGCCGCTTCCGGTGGATCTCGAACGTCTGCACCATGAACGTCGTCCGCATTCCCATGACGATCTCCCGAGCCTGTCATCCCCGCTCCGCACAGGCCCGAAGCGTGGCCTTGACCGGGAACCTCCGGCCTGTTTGTTCTATTTTCGTTCTAACACGGAGGGCGCGCGTGAGTCTCTATCGGGTCGGTGCGGAGGCGGCGGATGCGGGCGGGCTCGTGCGGATCCCGTTCATGCTCCCGACGCTCTGCGCCGGGTTCCCGAGCCCGGCCGAGGACTTCATCGAAGGTGCGCTGGAGCTTCCGCGCTGGCTCGTCCCGAACCCGCCTGCCACCTTCATCTGGCGCGTGCGCGGCTGGTGCATGAAGGGCGCCGGGATCCACGACGAGGATCTGGCCGTCGTTGACCGCTCTCTGTCGCCTGCCTCCGGCGCCGTCGTCGTGGCGGTGGTCAACGGCGAGATGAGCCTGAAGCGCTTGGTGATGACCGGCAACCGGCTCTCTCTCACGTTCGACAACCCGGAGATGGATCAGGACTTCGCCCTGGAGGACCTGGAAGAGGGGCTGCTCTGGGGCGTGCTGCTGTTCTCGGTGCGCTGGCACCACGTGAAGGCCCGCGCGAGCATCAAGCGATGAGCCGGGCGATCGCGCTGATCGACGGCAACTCCTTCTACTGCTCCTGCGAGCGCGTCTTCGACCCAAAGCTCGCCGGCGTACCGGTGATCGTGCTCTCGAACAACGACGGCTGCGCCATCGCCCGCACTGCCGAGGCCAAGGCGCTCGGGATCAAGATGGGCGAGCCCTTCTTCAAGATCCGCGATCTGTGCCGCCGGCAGAAGGTGCGCGTCTTCTCCTCGAACTATGCCCTCTACGGAGACATGAGCGCGAGGGCGAACACCGTCTACCGGCAGTTCGCGCCGGACGTGGAAATCTACTCCATCGACGAGAGCTTCCTGGACCTGTCCGACGTCCGCGAGCGCGACCGGGTGACTTTGGCGCGGGATCTGCGCTCGACCGTCCGGCAGTGGACCGGCCTGCCGACCTGCGTCGGGATCGGGCCGACGAAGACGCTCGCCAAACTCGCCAACCACATCGCCAAGACGGTGCCGGAGCTCGGGGGCGTGTGCGACCTCTCCGACGAGGCCGAGCGCGCTGCCTGGATGATCGGGATCTCGGTTGGAGAGGTCTGGGGGATCGGGCGCGCCTCGCTCGCTCGCCTGGAGGCCATGGGCGTCGACACGGTGGCGGACCTGCGCGACCTCGATCCCCGCCCGGCGCGGCAATCGCTGACGGTGGTAGGCGAGCGCATCATCCACGAGCTACGCGGCCGGGCCTGCCTGCCGCTTGAGATCGTGCCGGCCAGGCGGAAAGGATGCGCCGTTACCCGCTCGTTCTCGTCCCGGATCACCGAGCGGACGGTGCTGGAGCAGGCGGTGGCAGCGCACGCTACGCGCCTCGGCGAGAAGCTGCGGCGCGACGGGCTCGCCGTCTCGGCCGTCACGGTCTTCTATCACACCAGTGAGCACGACCGCGGCGACCCGATGCGTTCGGTCTCGAAGGTGGTGCACCTGCCCGAGGCGACGAACGACACCCGCCACCTGATCGACGCGGCGATCCGCGGTGTGGCGATGACCTGGCGCGAGCAGGGCCCGACGCCCTGGCGCTACAGCAAGGCGGGGCTGGTCACTACCGACCTCGTGCCGCTCGACGAGGCGCCCCGGCCGCTGTTCGACGCGCACGACCGAGAGAAGTCGGGCGCGCTGATGGCGGCGATGGACGCCTGCAACAGCCGGTTCGGCCGCGGTGCCGTGGTGCCGGCTCGGGCGGGGCTGGTAGAGAAACGCACCTGGTCGACCAAGTTCGAGATGCGCTCGCCGCGGTTCACGACGCGGTTGAGCGAGGTGCCAACGGTGAGTGCGGCCGTTCAGTGAGTTCGCCTGCACAGTGGCAGTGCAACCGCTGCTATGGGTGTATAGCAGACATGAGGCACACCGGCCACTGTCGCAATATGCGAGATGCGACCATGACGAACGAGAATGCAGAGACGTGGAACCACCACGGCAGGCGATCATTGGCCTAGCAGTCACACCAGCCTGCCGCTCCAAAGCCGCTCGGCTGGCGTCACGGGCGGGCCGGGTCTCCGTAATGGAGGAAAACGCCCCGGCCCGCCTTAACATGGTCTAACCCTTCCGCAAGGGTTGTCCGCAAGTGAATGGAATACAAAACCTTTGTCGTCTCGCCTTCCCGATCACGCTTTCGGCGAGACTGGCGGGCCGGGTCTCTTCGGAGGGAACACCCCGGTCCGCTACCATCCCGTGAGAGTGGTTATACCTGCACAAGAGCGAGCATCAGCAACAGGTGGGACGTGGACGCTTTCCTGGCGGGGTACGCCTGCTATGATGCTGTATGCACGAAGGCGAAACCGAACTCGATATGGTCAGGCGGCACGTCGAGAACGGTGCCCGGCACATCGCGAAGCAACGCGCCCTCATCGCTCACCTGCGCCGGAAGGACTTGCCGACGAACGAAGCGGAGGCGCTCCTTGCCGCCTTTGAGGACCTTCAGCGTCAGCATCAGGACCACCTTGCGCGGATTGAAGCGCACGGAAGCGAGGGGGCCGCATAGGGTGGGAAGCGGCGGCTCGTAGCTCGAGGGACGATCAGCGCCACTTCGCGGGACGGGGAGAGCCCAATCGGCTACGATCCTCGGACCATGTGCAACCTCTATAGCCAAGCCCGTTCCCAGGACGAAATCAGACGCACCTTCGCGGTTGATCGCGACGAGGCCGGCAACCTGCCGCCGCTGCCTGGGATCTTCCCTGACCAGATGGCGCCTGTCGTGCACGCCGCCGACGGCGGGCGGGTGCTGACGATGATGCGCTGGGGCTTCCCGCCACCGCCGAAGGTTGGCACCCAGCCGGTCACCAACGTGCGCAACCCCGCCTCACCCTACTGGCGACCCTGGCTCAAGCCTGCGTTCCGCTGCCTGGTGCCGGTCACCTCGTTCAGCGAGTACGCCGACACCAAGCCGCGCAAGACGCCGGTGTGGTTTGCCCTCGACGAGAGCCGGCCGCTGTTCGCCTTCGCGGGGATCTGGCGGCCCTGGACGGGCGTGCGCGGCCCGAAGCGGGATGAGCCCGTGCCAGAGGAGCACCGGCTGTTCTCGTTTCTCACAACAGAGGCGAACGGCGTGGTTGGGCCGGTACACCCGAAGGCGATGCCGGTGCTGCTCACCACCGTGGAGGAGTGGCGCACCTGGCTTGAGGCGCCGGCCGAGGATGCGCTGCAGCTGCAGCGACCGCTCCCGGACGAGATGATGGCCGAGGTGGCGCGAGGCGCACGTCACGACGAGATCTGAGTGATAACTGACGTAGCCGTTACAAGATGGAAAAAGAAGGCACCCACGCCTAGTGGTTATTTGTGGTGGAGGTGATCGGCGTGGGCGCACCCCTCATCTCGAGGTAGGCAGCATAAGCCTATCGGAGGTGAGTGGGTTGCGCACGCCTCGATTGGGTTAGGTCCTGTCATATGCATGACGCAGGTTACGCGACCGGTGCCAGCAGGATCGCGGTCTTGATCGCGTTCCGCTGCTGGGGCGGTGTCACGCCATCCCGCGCCAGCACCTCCGTGCTGTATGCGTTCGCCAGGACGGCCGCGGCGACGTCGAGGCGCTTGTCGCCGATCTTGAGGATGGCCGGCGCCGACGGGTCGGCGAGGTAGGCAGCGATCGCCGCGTCCAGCTGCTCGCTGGTCAGGAGCTTCGCTCGGAAGGCTTCGCCGCCTGTCATCGCTTCGTCTCCCAAATCGGGATCATGCCCTGCTGCTTCACCGGCTCGTACCGATAACTGGATGTGAGTTTCAGCGAGGCGGTGGGTGAATCGGCCCACGATGGGGGCGCAAGGTCAGCCCCCAGCGGATGGCAGCGCCCCGCAGCAGAAAACCCGCCGTCGAGCCAATCAGCGCTGGCCATGGGTCGAGCACGCCGGCGTCTCTGAGCATCACGAACAATCCGGCCGCAACCACTGCGGCAGTGACATAAAGCTCGTGCCGGAGCAGGACCGAAGGGACCCCAGCCGTGATGTCGCGGATGACACCTCCGAGACAGGCTGTAGTGATCCCAGCCGCAGCGGCAGAGATGGACGAGGCTCCGAACTGCAGAGCCTTGCCAGCCCCGTATACGGCGTAGGCAGCCAAGCCGGCGGCGTCGAGCCATTCGAGAGCCTGTTCCGGCCACCAGCGCAGTGGCACTGCCCAGGCGGTGAGAGCCACGAGGACGCAGAGCACCACAGGCGCGGGATCTCTCATCCAGAAGACCGGCGCCCCAATCAGGAGGTCGCGCAAGGTGCCGCCGCCTGTCGCAGTGATGAGGGCGAAAAAGCAGGCCCCGACGATGTCGAGCCGCTTGCGGACTGCTGCCAGCGCGCCCGAGGCAGCGAACACCGAGAGACCGGCGATGTCCAGCCAGGGAAAGATAGGCTCAAGTGCGATCGGCAAGGGTAAGTTCTCAGCTCTCTGCAGCGAGGAGGGGCCTGTCAC